ATGAGCACACTCGTCGCCGTTTCTCCGTTCGACGCCATCCGACACCTGACCGACGGAGGCCGCGAGTACTGGTCGGCACGCGATCTCATGCCGCTGCTCGGATACGAGAAGTGGGAGCGGTTCGCCGACGCCATCAGCCGCGCCAAGAGCGCTGCACGCAACGCCGGGTATGACCCTGCGACGCAATTTCCCGGCGCCGGGAAATTGGTCTCCACCGGCAATGGAGCGCAGCGAGCGGTCGAGGACTACCACCTATCCCGGTACGCCTGCTATCTCGTCGCACTCAATGGCGATCCACGCAAGCCCGAGATCGCTGCCGCCCAGACATACTTCGTCATCAAGACCCGTGAGGCCGAGACTGCCACGGCCGCGCCCGCGCTCACAGGCACCGACCTACTCGCCGCCGCCGTGCTCGAAGCTCAGCGGATGATCGAGGCGAAGGACGCTCGGATCGCGGAGCTTTCACCCAAGGCCGACCTGGCGGACACCTACCTCACGGCACAAGGCGGGTCCCGGCTGATCCGGGAAGCCGCGAAGCTGCTCGGCATGCGCGAGCGCGAGTTTCGCCAGTGGCTCTTGGATGAGCGGCTGATCTTCGCTAAACACGCTCCGTGTGGCGCGGTGCAATACGACCACTACGCGCAGTTCACGCACTACTTCCAAGCGCACGAGCACGTCGTCGCGCACTCATGGGGCAGCTGCGCCCACTACACCTTGCGCATTCTGCCGCGAGGGATGGAACTCATCACCGCACGCTTGGGCCGAATCTCCAAGTAATCGCAAGTCCCACAACTGAATAAGTAAAGACGCTGGCGGTCCCGTCGCCAAACAGAAACCGCCAGCGTCCCCTACCAAACCAATCCTACTGAGAGGACTTGGCATGCCCCAACATATCCGCAGGCGGTCGCACGGGCGCCGCCGACCCCGGCTGAGCAGCTACGACGCGATCACCGTCGTGCTAGCCGCTATCGCGGTGCTCGCCGCAATGCTGCTGGCATCACCGGACTCGCACGCCGACCCGGTAACCGATGACTTCGTGACGACGAGCGGCTGGCGCGTGTGCAACGAGCTGGACGCGCAGCCCAATTTCGACGGCATCCGGTACTCATACCGGGCACTGTCGGCGCGCGGGTACAGCCTCGATCAGTCGGCCCAGATCATCGTGGGCTCAGTGAAGGTGTGGTGCAAACGCCATGCGCCACTACTCAAGTCATACGCCGACACCTACGCTTCAGCGCCGCAGCAGAGCCAGGGGCGTGCGGCATGACCATCACCTTTGACCCCAACCCGACGTTCGACGAACTCATGGCCGCGTTCGACAAGGCCGAACGGGAGTGCTCCCCCAGCGTCGTGAACATCGTCCTTGATCTCGAAATCGCTGACCTGTTCGAGAGATTGGGCAATCGCGGCATCGCCGTCCTGGTCGCCAATCAGAAAGCGTGGCGCGAATCCGTCAAGGAGTCCGGCACAGACCCGCGATGTGCCTGGACCGCTGACGGCGGCGCCGAGCGCGCACTCGTCGAGTTTTTCACCGACCGCGACAGCCGGGACAAGGCCAGCGCCGTGCTCAAGGCGGGTGCGTGATGGCCGAACTTGTAAAGAGCCCGTACCCGCCCGATTCGGTGGACTACCACCCCGGCGGCTACAGCCCCGACGACGACGGCACTATGTCTGAGAACGTCGCGGAGCTTGCCAAATGTGTCGTCGGTCATCGAATTGTCAAGGCGGAGAACGGCCAAACGGTCAACCTCGGCCCCTATGACGGCAAGCGCAACTGCTACAGCGAGTCGCTGACCGGCCTCGTGCTCACCCTCGACAGCGGCGTCCAGGTGGTCATCGCCGACACATCGGATTGCTGCGCGAGCACCACCCTGGAGAAGTTCCTACTTCACCCCGAACGCGTGGATCACGTGATCACCGGGGTTGCCAGTACGGACGGATTCACCAAGTGGCACATCTTCGCCGACTTCGGCGACGTGATGGAACTGGAGGTCAGCTGGTCGGCGGGCAACCCGTTCTACTACGGGTACGGCTTCGACATCGCCGTTGGCCCACTGGAGGGCGAAATCGTCTCTGAGACAGTCGCGCTCCCGTCCGCACGCCGCGAGTTGGAGGCGGGCCGATGAGCGAGACCGTGCGCGACCCGCGCGAAGAGAAGCTGCCCCAGTGGGCACGAAAGCTGTTGGCCGACGAGCGCTACCGCGCCAGCCGTGCCGAGCACAGGCTCGCCGAGCACGTTGCCAAAATCGCGAAGTCGCGAATCCGTTACGGGGGCTACGACAATCCGATCTACATCCCCGACGACAACGGGTATCAGACCGTGTACTTCTACCCCAATGGGGGCGATAGCACGTTCCAGCAGATCGCCGTCACGATCCGCGACGGCGCTATCGAGATTCAGGGTGGCGACACGCTGACGATCGACCTGCAAGCGTCCAATACCTTTCGCGCTCGCCTCCGGGGTGACTCATGACCGCTATGACGATCGACGTTGACGAGAGCTACGAAACGAACATGCGCGTCCTCAAGGGCGTTCTGTACCGCCTCGTCGAGGCTGTCCGCGACACAGACCCCCATCAGGTGCATCGCGAGCTGGTCTCAATGTGGTTGCGCCACCCGGTCAAAGCCGCACAGCTGATGATGGCGCTTGCCATCGGATTCGATCCAGACACGGTGACAACCAAGATGCTCGACCGGCGCGCCGAGGAAATCGCGGGGGTGGCCTCGTGATCGAGCCCGGGTCGCCCGGGTGGCTGAAAGTGGTAACACCGAGCAAGGTGCCGTCAATCCTTGGCATTTCACGCTGGAAATCGCAGTACACCCTATGGCACGAAATGGCCGGAATCATCACACCCGCACCGATTTCCGTCGCCCGACAGGATGACTTCGACTACGGCCACGCGTGCGAGCTGGCAGCACGCGAGTACTGGAAGTTCAAGAATCCGGGCTGGCGGATCTCACAGGGTGAGGTGCAGTGCAGCAACGATGACCTACCGTTCGCCAACCTGGCCACGATCGATTTACGCGGTTCTCGGGGCAGCCTGCGCCGTGTCGTCGAGGTCAAGACCGCAAGAGATCTCGGCGAATTCGGCGATGATGGCAGCGGCGAGCTGCCGCGCGACTACGCCGCACAGATCCTCGCGCAGATGTTGATCACCGGGTGGCACGAAACCGCCGACCTGGTGTGTTGGGCGCAGTACGGGAAGCCCCGCATCTACCACGTGGAGTGGAACCAAAAGGTTGCCGACGGCATCGCCGAAGCCTGCCTGCAGTGGGAGCGCTCAATCGCGAACGGATCTCGACCTGCGCTCGACAACACGGTCTCCACCTACGAGACCGTCAAGGCGCTCCATCCAGATATCGACGGCAGCACAACCGAACTGGATTCCGATCTGGCCATCGAGTACCTGGCGGCCGACCGCGAGGCCAAGGCCGCCGAGAAGCACGCACTCGGCCTTAAGACGCGAGTACTCGACGCGATGGGCAACAGCCAGCACGCAGTCGTCGGTGATCACAAGATCGCCCGCCGTCAACCGAACAAGTACGGCGTCTCGCTCGTACCGAACCCCAAGACAGACCCCCAATCCATCTCAACAAAGGAGATCGCGTGACCAACGAGATTCAAACTGTCGACTCCGCGCAGGTGGTTACCGCCACCGATACTGCGCTGGCCATCGCCGCCGACCAGACCGAGTTCAACCAGGCTCAGATAGCGGCACTCAAGCAGCTCGGCGTCGAGGATGCACCACGCGGCGACCTGGACGTGTTCTTCCACACCGCCAAGCGCACCGGCCTGGACCCATTCAGCAAGCAGATCTACATGATCGGCCGTAACACCAAGGTCGGCGGCTATGGGGGCGCACCGGAACGCTGGGAGACCAAGTACACCATCCAGACCGGCATTGAGGGCTACCGCGTCGTCGGGCACCGCATCGCGCGCCGCGAGGTCATCGGGCGCCCCTTCGCTCGGCGCCTGTTCTGCGGCCGTGATGGCGTCTGGCGGGATGTTCTGATCGAGAACGGCCCCCCGGTCGCCGCCAAAGCCGAAATCACCTGCGATGGCGTACTGGTGGGCGAAGCGGTCGTCAAGTTCGTCGAATACGCGCAGACCACCCGGGCGGGCGAGCTTGTCGGCCAGTGGCGCGACAAGCCAACCGTGATGATCGGCAAGTGCGCCGAGGCCGCCGCCTGGCGCGCCGCATTCCCCCAGGACTTCGCCGGGGTCTACGAGCCCGCCGAGTTCGACCGTCATCAGGTTATCGACGGCGAGGTCGAACCCGTCCGAGTCCGCGCCGAGCACGCCGACCGAGGCGTTCAGGGCGTCGCAGCCGCGCTGGGAATCAAGACGGAGACGGTCGACGCTCAGGCGCCCTTGCCCAGCGAGCCCACCCCGGAAGCGCCCGCCGTCGAACTGATCACCACGGCCCAGTCGCGCAAGCTGTACGCCCTACTACGAGAGCGCGGCCTGGAAGACAAAGACGCCGCCCTGGCGTGGATCTCGTCGGCACTGAGCAGGACCGACAGCCCCGTGGTCAGCACCAAGGATCTCACCAAGACCGAGGCCACCACCCTGATCGACATTCTCGAAAGCGACCGCGCGGAGGGTGCCGAATGATCACCATCGAGGCGGGCAAGCTCGCGAACCTCCTGACTGACCTACTCGATACCGCCGACGAGACCCGGGGTATCCACCTGGCAACACACCGGGCCGCGATCGGTGACGAGCCCGGGGAGACCGACGTACTTGCCGGGCTGTCCTCTACCGGATTCGTGCTCGGCCACACCTGGGCCGAGTGCATCGGTCAGGGCGAGTCAACGGTGTGGACGGTCGACGCGGCCGCGATCGTGGTCAGCATTTGCAAGACGCTGGCGGCCAAGGGAAGTAAAGACCAGCAAGTCACCGTCGACATCCTCACCTCGGTAGCTCCACCACCGGACGGGGAGCTGAAAGACAGCGAGCTTCCCGAGTGGGCCGTCACGGTCCGCGAGACCCCCGCCTTGTTCGATTCGGACACCGTATTCGAGTTCCACGCCCAGCACGCCAACGCATTTCCGGTCGAGACGTTCCGGCGGGTCTTCACCGACGACATGGAGCTGTCCGACCCGTCCTGGCGCGATCTGATGCTCAGCGTATGGAATCCGCATGTTCTGTCACCGCTATTGAAGATCGCCAAACGGCACAGCACGCCCCGACACGTCGAGTCAATCCGGCTCTACCGCAAGCCCGATCGCGCGGTCCAGCGCGTCGAGATCGGCGATTCATGGATCGGTGCAGTGATGCCCATCAAGCCCGTCGATCGGTCGGACCTGCCAGGCATCGACGCACTACTACCCGAGCAGGTGAACGCATGACGCGGCAACTCATCGTCGTAGACCTGGAAACAACCGGCCTCGGCCCGCAGTGCGCGCCGATCGAGGTTGCGGCCATCAACGTCGACACCGGAGAAACACTCGAATTCGTGCCGTACGTCGACCTGTCCAGGGTCTCGATCGAGCCCCAGGCCTTCGCCATCAACCGCTATTTCGAACGCGGTGTGTATGACGCAATGCTCAATCCCGACGACACCATCACAGCGTGGAGCGACCTCGCCGACATCCTGAGCGGCAACACCTTTGCCGGATCGAACCCGACATTCGACGCAGCCATGGTCGCACGCAAGGTTGGCACGCACTGGCACTACCGCCTGGCCGACCTCGCCGCCTATGCTGCCCCGGCTCTCGGGCGCGACCCGTCCGAGCTGCCGGGACTGGCCGACGTGCTCGCCGCCCTCAAGATCGAGAACCGTTGCCCACATTCGGCACTCGGCGATGCCGAGGCCACCGCCAAAGCATTCGTGAAGCTGCGCGACATCTACGCAGAACAGCGGGAGTCCGCGCGATGACCGCCCCGTCCATCTCCCGTCGCTACATCGACGCCACCCCCGTGCGCGAGCACCTGGAGAAGCTGCAGTCGATCGGCTGGACCATCAACGCCATCGCGGCCGCCAATGGCCACCCGGGAAAGCTCGTCACCACTCTGCGCCAGATCCTTCGCGGCCAACAAACCTGTGCCCCATCCACCCGCGACTACGTGATGTGGATGGACCCCGAACTGCCTCCCGAGACCGGAAAACCGTTCGTACTCAAATGGTCCGAATACGTGTACATCGGCGTACCCGACCATGCGGCTGCGCGCGAAATGGGCATCACCTACAACTCCATGTCAGAACAGCTACGGCGCAACGGTTTCCAGCCATCTGCGCTGCTTTATGAGCTCGCCCGCGAGGAACGTGAGAAAGCCAAGGCGGCCGCATGACGCTGACCGAAGATCAACGCTGGCTATTGCGGATGGTCGGCGGGTGGGAAATGCGCGACTGCCTCGTCGGTCCCGCAGGTGTCACCCGCTTGATGCAATCCTGCTACGGCGGCACCCGCCTGCCTACAGACGGATACCCGTCTCACCTCAAGGGATTTGAGTGCGGGCAGGGCAAGATCGTATCGAGGGGCATCCCCGTCGTCACCGTGACCACCGCGCAGCTGAACAAGTACGCACGCTCCCTGCCGGTCGATCTTGTCGCCGAGATGCGCGAGTGCGCCATCGCCGCACAGCGCAACAACCTACGTCGCCACCAGTTCTGCCACTGCGGGAACGAACCGTGCGGGTACGCGTACATGGGCGATCGTATCTGCCCGCCGACCGAGCAGCAGGAAGCCGACGCCAATGCCGAGTTCTGGCGCTGCCAGGACTGGACCGACGACCTGCTCGACCGCGCACTCGGGTTCACCACCGAGGACGAGCCGGTCGGGCAGCTGGAGCTGTTCGGAGTCGGCGCATGATCACGCCCTACTACCAAGACGAATCGGTCAGCCTGCACCACGGCGACTGTCTCGACGTGCTGCGCGCCGACGACTACGGATACGACTGGAACCTCGGCTACCGATCAGCGCGGATGTTCCCCGACAACAGCGTCGACGCGGTGATCACTGACCCGCCCTACGGCATCGCGTTCATGGGCAAGGCCTGGGACCAACCCGGCGAATTCGGGTCACAATGCAAGAACGGGACACCGGCCGTCACCCGCCGCGCGCGCCCGAACCGTGACAGCAACAGCGGTGCCATGGAGGCCGGCCGCTACGACCTCTCGCCGGCGGCAATGCTCAACTTTCAGCGCTGGTGCACCGCCTGGGCCACCGAATGCCTGCGCATCCTCAAGCCCGGCGGTCACCTGCTGGCGTTCGGCGGCTCGCGCACCTGGCATCGGCTGGCAGCCGCGATCGAGGACGCGGGTTTCGAGATCCGCGACAGCATCGCATGGTTATACGGCTCCGGGTTTCCGAAGTCGATGGACGTGTCCAAGGCAATCGCATCCACGGAGCTAGGGTACGGCGGGAACTCGGTCGCGCAGCGCAAGGCGACGATGGGCGACAACTACGTCCAGTCGGGGCGGCAAGGCAACCGTGACGGTGCTGGCCGCCGCGATACCGGGCTGGCCGAGCACACACTCGAACTGACCGAGAGCGCGCAGGCATGGCAGGGCTGGGGTACCGCGCTCAAGCCCTCATTCGAGCCCATCGTCGTCGCACGTAAACCGTTGGCGGGCACTGTCGCCGCGAACGTACTCGAGTACGGCACCGGGGCACTGAACATCGACGCCTGTCGGATACCCACCGGGGACAAACTCGGCGGCGGCTCAACGACGCGCGGCCAGCGGATGAAAGACGGCTGGCACCGGCCCTGGATGGACGACCCCGACATGGTGGCGGCGAACGCCGAGCGAAGTCGTGCATCGGTGGCTAGATCCGAAGAATTGGGCCGTTGGCCGACCAACGTCGTCCTCGATGAGCGACAGGCCGAAGCTCTCGACAGGCAGACAGGCGTCTTGCACTCGGGAACCATGCGTGCTGGCACCAATCGTCAGCCGCGAGCGGGCGGCACGATCTACGGCGCTGACACCCGCACGTTCGCGCCCGCCGACACCTACGGCGACAGCGGCGGCGCTTCGCGGTTCTTCCCCGTGTTCCGCTACGAGGCCAAGGCCCCAACATCGGAGCGGCCCAACGCCGATGGTATGCAGCATCCCACGGTCAAGCCGCTGGAGCTGATGCGAACGTCAACGGACAGCCCGCCTACGGCACCGGCAGCCGCGTCGTGCTGACCGTGGCGCACCTGAATCACACCCCCGAGGACTGCCGGGATGAGAACCTGCGCGCCATGTGCCAGGGCTGCCACCTGCACTACGACCTAGAGCACCACGCACAGACGCGCCAGCGGGCACGCACGGCGGCTCTTGAGGCGCAAATGAATCCACTATTCGAGGTGACGCAATGAGAACCATCCTCGCCGATGACGACGGCCCGCCCCACCCTGGCCACACAACGTCCGATCACTACCTGCTCAAGTCCGGTCACCAGGTCCGGGTACTCAACGACACGGGCGACGATCGAGTTGAGATCACCACCAGCACCACGTATTGCCTGCTTACGTACACCGAGGCTGTCCGCGTCGGATGGTCACTCATCGTCGCCGGGATCAGAGGGTGGCGTCGTCGTGCCTGAACGAATCCAGCGCAAGCGCACCCGTTACCTGGGGCATCTTGAGATCTATTGCCCCGGTACCGGGAAGCCACCCGCCGCGGGGGCGCGTGCAGCGAGCTTCCGACCCCGGGGGATCTGTTCAATGTGCGGCTACGAGTACGCGCTCAAGACGGACGGATGCCTGCGGGCGCATGGCCGATATCCGGTGCAAATCACCTACACGACCACGAAAGAGGATTCATGAAGGCCGTTCTGCTCTCGTCGACGTACTACCTCGATGAGGCCGTGCAGCAGCTCAGCCCCAACGCTGAGCGCATGCTCACGAGAGCACTCGCCTTCTGCGGCAACGTCGAATCATCCGGCTACATCTCCGAGCTCAACATCACGATGCTTGGGCTACCCAACCCCAAGAAACTCGCCCGTGAGTTGGTAGACGCGGAGATCCTTGTTCCACGCCCGAACGGCGGGTGGGACTTTCGCACATGGGACGTGTGGAACTCGGCCGGGGACGCACTCGTGGCGCGTCGCAAGGCCGACCGAGATCGGCAGGCGCGGCTACGGCAAGAGAAGAAATCACGTGACGCGTCACGTGAGATGTCACGTGACGTCACGCCCCCTAATAGAACAGAACAGAAGAGAACTACTGGTTACGTTGAGAGTGCTACTCCCGACTCGACCGAGCGCGAGCCGCGCAGCGCACCCGTGACGCCGCTGGCCAATCGCCTGGTCTCCCAGATCATCCCTTCCGAACACCCGCCGGCCACCCTCACCGAACTGCGCTTGCAGACATCCGCCCTGCTCAAAGCCGGTCAACCCGAGGCGCTGGTGGCCCAAGCACTCGAACTCTGGACCACCAAGGCGCTGCACCCCAAGACTCTGCCCAGTCTGGTATCCGAGCTGATCAACGGCCGAAATCAGCCCAACCGCAACACGTCCGAGCACGCCCAGGCGCCGCCCGCTGCGCGCAAGGTCGGCATCGGTCTCGACCTCGCACGCGAATTCGCCAACCAGCCCGAACCACCCGCATTGGAGGCATGATGACCACCCGGAACTACCCCCAGATCGCCGCGCTGGTGCTCACGAAATGCGCCGCCTACGACCCGTATCTGACCGCTCCGACCAAGGAAACCTGCCTTGCATGGGCTGAGCAATTCGAGCTGTACGGGCTCGATCTCGACGACCTGACCAAGGCCGTCACGAAGGTCTACAGCGAGCACGGATCGGGCTATCGGCCACTGCCCAAGGACATCACCGACGCCGCCCGGGCCATCCGGCGCGAGCGCACCGAACGCGAGTCCAGTGAGCAGCGCGAAGCGCGCGAGGACCGGCTCGACGCGCGACCTGGGCTCGTCGACCACCGCCGCGAGATCACCCAATTCGCCAACACGTTCGGAGCCATCCAGTGAGCGACATCGTTGACGCCGAGGTCTACTGCGGGAGCGCCCACCCCGACGGCGAATGCAGCCTGCCCGACGGCCACAAGGGGCACCACGAGAACCTGTACGCCCGATGGCCGGCCGATTGGGGCTGGTGCATCGGTGGCGACGAGGGAATGCCCACCACTGAGATTCAGTACGGCATCGAGCCGAGCCCCGGCGACTGCGCGCGGTTCCACACCGACGAGCTCGTGAGCGCGATCGAGGAAGTGTCCAACTACCGCGAGGGCGCCCTGATCATCACGCGCACGGTCACCTACGGACCGTGGCGCTACGTCACCCCCGAGGAAATGCAGGCCGCAGAATGAGCGAGCATCCCCGCCAGTACGTGCCCCGACGTCCGCGCCCATGTGCCTCGCGCGGCCCCGTGGTCGCCGCCTACGCCGACAAGATCGATTACCCGTGCCAGAACTGCGGCGCCGAGCCCAACAGCTGGTGCAAGACTCCTGAGGGCCGCGACCAGATCGCCCCGTGCTGGAACCGAGGCGCCAAGGTTGGTGCGCGATGAGCACCCTGTGGATGTTGCGCCAGATGGGTTTTCGGCCCTGGATCGCATGGCAGCTGGTGTGTCTAGCCGCCCGCATCCACAACCCGCAATGGGTCGAACACATCACCATCACCACCCCCGACGGCAGCGCATGCAGCATCGAGATCATCGGCGACGAGTACGGCAGCGGGATATCGGCGACCACCGGCATCGGCTGGTGCGACCAGCGCGACGGCACCGAGGCTGCCGACATCGGGGGCGGCGTGCAGCTGCATCACCACTGGCCCGAGCGAATCGAGGATGTCCGATGAGCGCCGCCGGCAAGATCCCGAAACTGGCCAACCCCAGTTCCCCCGCGGTCCTGGCCGCACTGCGCATCCCATGCCCGACATGCAAAGCCGCGCCCCAACAACGCTGCCGGGGCCTGAACTACCGCATCGTCCACTTCGCCCGCTGCACATTCAAGGAGATCCCGTGACCATCGTCCTCGGTATCGATCCGAGCCTACGTAGCACTGGCCTTGCCGTGCTGACCGATGGCCAGCCGACGGCACTGCACTCGATCGGCTACGGCGGCCACGACGGCGATTCGTACGCAACTCGCAGCCGGCGTGTGCGCGCCGTGTGCCGAGCGGTGATCGAATGGGCGCTACGCGACGGCCCGCCGGATCTCGCCGTCATTGAGGGCCCCGCCTACGGCCAATTCCTACCCTCGACGTTCGACCGCAGCGGGCTATGGCACGGGCTATTCGGCGCGCTGGACGCCAAAAAGGTTCCCGTCGCGGTAGTTCCCCCGCAGACCCGCGCCAAGTGGGCCACAGGCAACGGCAGGGCCGAGAAAGGCGAAGTACTGCTCAACGTCCGCGAATGGTTCGGTCCCCGCGTCAAGGTAGTCAACCACGACATCGCCGACGCCGCGGTGCTCGCGCTCATGGGCGCGTTCCGGCTCGGCGAAGCAATGCCGTTCACCGTAAAACCGCGGCACTACGCGGGATTGGATGCAGCGGCATGGCCGAAGTGAATCCGGGGCAGTGGTTCAACGACATTGTCAACGAAGACCAGAAGCATCGCCGCGACCTGCGAGAGCGGGCGCTGTATTCCGCCACCCTGCTGCATTGCGACACCGGCGACGCGATGGCGATATTTGATCGTGAAGGCGCTGCCAACGACGTACTCGCCACCGCACAGCAGTTCTATGACTGGATCACTGGGGAGATCGAGTGACCAAGTGCCGCAAGTGCTCCCAGAAGTGCGATCTATTCCTGTGCAACGACTGCATCGACCAGCTACAGGAACACCTCACCGAGATCGCCTGGCTGATAGGCGAACTGGAGATCACACTCACCGGCCAAGACGTGCTCACCACCGGCTCGGTAGGGCAGTCCAGCGAGGAACCCAGCCCGATTCGGTTCGATTCGCAGGGCAACCCGAACACCATCGGCGACCAAACGCGCAACGCCGTCACCACATGGGTACGTGACCTCTGCGAGACCCGGCGTATCGCATTCGAGCCGGTGCGCGTCGTCCCGCTGGACTTCATCGGACCACTACCCGATGACCGCTGGCGGCGCCTACCGAGGCGGTACCAGCCCACCGCGGCCGACGCCGCCGAATGGCTCGCCGAGCACGTGCACACCATCGCCGCAGACCCCGGCGCCGCGCGGTGCTTCAAGGAAATGGCAGACCTGCGCGCCAATGCCCTGCGCATGATCAACCGGCCAGACCGTCACTTCGCCGGCCCCTGCCCCACCATCAAGGCGTACTCGCGCACCGGCAAGCCCATCGAATGCGGCAAGCTCCTGTACGCGGCCACCGACGAGCGCAGCATTACCTGCCCGGCGTGCAAGCAACCGGTCGACGTGCAGCGCAACCGTCAACGCGCATGGCGCGAGGGCGACAGGCTCACCGAGCGCATCTTGCTCAAGCGGCTCAAGGACATCGAGGAACCGGTCTCCGAGCGCCAGCTCTACCGATGGCTCCGACAGCGCAAACTTGCCCCCGTCGGCTGGCTACACAAGGGCGTGTTCGTCGAGCACTACATCATGCGCGGAGACCCGCGGGTGTTCAGTCTGCGCGCGGTAAGGCAGCTGCGGGCCGCAGAGCTCAAGGCCGGGCGGGCCGAGGTGGAACAGGCCGCCCCAGAACCGGCTCATGACGAGCCGGAAGCGGACCGCACGGCACCGAAACCGGAACAAGCAGAGCGTGAGGCGTATCGGCACGCATCCCGCACCTACGGGCAATCGGAACCGGCCGCCGAGGCGGAACACGAGCCCGCCGAAGCGGATCAAAATGTCCCGGCGACGAATCTCTCCGAAAGCTCCGCAGTCTGTAACCTGCGCGAATATGCTCCGCGTGCATGATCACCATTCGCGACGGATCGACTCTCATCTTTGCAGCCGAAGAGGCCCCAGACACGACGAGCGCAGTGGCCCACTTGCAGTTTCTTGCGGTCCGAATGTTCCGGCAAGGCAAGGGGTTTCCAGTGACCTTCTTCGGACTCCCCTCGGACCCGGGCAGCCCGCCCAGTGTGCAGGCGACATACTGGTTTCATCCGGGCATGACGCTGGCGTTTGACTATGGGACCTCAGAGGAAGTGACCATCGACGAGGAAGTCTTAGCCACCGACATGAAGGCGGCCACGAATAGCCCCCTCGGCATCCCCATCTCTAAGATCTCAGTCCCGTTCCCCGTCGTCACCAAATGGTGAGACTCAGCTCCGCTGTCGGTGGCCAGTAGTACAACTGGCAGATGGCACGCCCACCGCGCGATCGGTACCCCAATGCGTGCGTCGGTGACCTTGTTGAAACCGCCACGGGCTGGGCCGTCGTCGGCCCTCTCTACTGCCCGAACTGGCACAGCGCCGAAGAGCCCGGCTGGAAACACTCAACCGCAACATGCGCATGCAAGACACGGCACTACACCTGGACATGCCACTGCGGCGCCACCACCTACGCACCCAAGCTCGGACCCCAATGCCAGATCCGAGGTGGTGGCGAAGGCGTCATGCCACCCGACCACAGCCGAGTATGACGACACACTCGCCACGCGTGCCCCGCACGTTACTTGCGTAACACGTCCTGACCTGCGACGATTGGAACTGTCGCAAGTAAACCCTGCCCAAAAAACCCCGGCCTAGCTGGGGTTTTGTCATATCCGGGGAGGCGACTTCATGCCCAGTGCACCACCGCGCGTGTGCGCTCGCTGCCACAAGCCTGCACCTAAGGGCCGGCCCTGCTCGTGTCGTCCAGCATGGGAAGGCTCCACCCATGACAGCGGCAATGATCGGCGCTGGCAGGGCGTGCGTGATGCCTACCTGGCCACACACCCGCTGTGCGAGCATCCGGGCTGCCCGCGGCTGGCCGACGACGTAGACCACGTGACGCCGCTGGCTGAGGGCGGTGCCAAGTACGATCCGCGCAACTTCATGTCCCTGTGCGAGGACCACCACAAGGCCAAGACCAACGCCGACGCGCTGCGTGGCAAACATCGTCTGCGGACAGCAAATTCGTACGCAAAGAGGCGTGCATAAATATTCAGAGGTTTATGCATGGCGAATAGTCCCCTTGGATGCATATTCGCAGGTCAGAGGGGGTATAGGGGTGAATATCGCTCCGACCAGCACATATGCGACTCGCCGCGGTAGGCGAAGATTTTTCTGCACAACATTCATGCAAGGGGGGGTAATTATGCATAAACCCCATGGCGCGCCAGCAAATGGCCTCCCTGTACAGCAAATAGGTGGTGAGTGATGCCCGCGCAGCAGCCAGCGAAACTGCTCTTGCTCAATGGTCGCGGTGAGGGCCAGGACAGTGCAGGTCGGCCGGTTGCGCAGCCCCCGGCATTCAAGCGCCTGGCCCCGAATCCGCCAACCTGGCTCTCTGCTGAGGCAAAGGCCGAGTGGAAGCGCGTTGCCCCTGGTCTGGTGCGTCTTGACCTGATCAAACCGGAGGACCGCGCGACGTTGGCCGCGTACTGCGAGACGTGGGCGCGGTTCGTCGCGGCGACCAGGGATGTGAACGCCAACGGGATCACGGTGCGCAACGAGTCGACCCGCAAGGACGGCAGCACGTCGGTGTGGTGGACGAAGAACCCCGCGGTGGCGGTGGCCGAGCAGGCGTCGTCGCGGTTGCTGCAATTCGCCAACCACTTCGGTTTGACGCCGGCCGCTGAGCGCAACGTGTCCAAGCGAGACGACGATCGTGGCGAGTTCGAGGCGAACCCGTTCGCGGGTGCAGCCGACGACGACTGATAGCCCTTGGGCTGACGCTGATCTCGATGCGCTCAAGCTCAGCCCCGAGGTGGCGTGGTATCTCGAGTCACGCGGCTATCCGGTCCCTGACTGCCCGCCACTGATCAAGACACCGGAGCCCCGGGAGGTTCCGGGGGCGCGGTTCGATCCTGAGCGCGCTGACAAGGTAGTTGCTGCGTTCCGGCAGTTGCGGCACACCAAGGGTAGATTCGCTGGTCAGCGCTTCGATCCTGACGTGTGGCAGGTGGCGTACATGATCGCCCCGGTTGCTGGCTGGGTGCATCGCTCTGTCGATTCGGGCGCCTGGGTGCGGATCATCACGCAGGCGTATTTCGATATGCCGCGCAAGAACGGCAAGAGCACGACCGCGGCCGGGTGGGGCATCTACCTGACGGCGGCCGACGGCGAGTTCGGCGCGCAGGTGCTCGCCGCGGCGACGACCAAGGAACAGGCCGGGTTCGTGTTCGAACCGATTCGGCAGATCGTCAACAAGTCGCCCGGCTTGAAACGGCATCTACGGGCGCTGCAAGCGAAGATCACCCATGCGGCGTCGGGCTCGTACTTCAAGCCGATCGCCAACGCCGGTGATGCGCAGCACGGCGCCGACATTCACGGCGCGATCATCGACGAGCTGCACCTGCACAAAGACATGGTGCTGATCGAGGCGCTGGAGACCGGCACCGGCTCTCGTGAGCAGCCGCTCATCATCTACATCACGACCGCCGACGCCGGGCGCCGGCACACGCCGTACGACGAGAAGCGCTCCCTGATCGAGAAACTGGCCCGCGGGGTGCTCAAGCGGCCAAGCACCTACGGGGTGGTGTTCGCCGCCGAGAAGCCCGAATACGAAAATGGCAAGCTCATCAAGGGCGATGACCCATTCGCCGAATCGACGTGGCGCAAGTCCAATCCGGGCTACGGAATTAGCCCGACGAAGCGGTACATGCTCGAGGCTGCGGAGAAGGCCAAGGACTCGCCTGCTGAGCTGGCGCGGTTTCTGCGGCTGCACTTGGGTGTTCGGACCAAGCAGGAGACCCGGTATTTCGAGGTCGAGGACTGGGACGCCAACGCCTCGATCGTGGACCTTTCCCGGCTGGCCGGCCGCCAGTGCTACGGCGGGCTGGACTTGGGCTCGACATCGGACCTGACGGCGCTGGTGTGGGTGTTCCCCACCGAGGACGGCGCTTTCGAGGTACTGGCCCGGCATTGGGCGCCAGAGGATTCCATTCCGGCGCTCGATGAGCGCACCGCGAACGCGGCATCGACGTGGGTCAAACAGGGCTGGCTGACGACTACCCCGGGCAACGTCACCGATTACGACTTCATCGAGGCGCAGATCAGCCGGGACCGTGACGAGTTCCTGGTGCAGGAATGCGCCTACGACCGCTGGAACGCCAACCAGCTGATCAACAACCTGACCAGCGACGGCGCCCCCATGCTCACCATGGGCCAGGGCTTCGCCTCGATGAGCGCGCCGACCAAGGATCTACAGCGGTTGATCCGCATCGGCGCCCGCACCGACGAGAACGGTTTACCAATCAAGCCGATGATCCGTCACGGCGGCAATCCGCTGTTGCGCTGGGAGATTGACAACTTCGCGGTAGCCATGGACCCCGCGGGAAATGTGAAGCCGGATAAGGCCAATGCCGGCGACAAGATCGACGGCGTGGTGGGGCTGATCATGGCGCTTTCGCGGGCGCTGGCCGCCAAGGAATCCGAGACGAGGAGTGCATATGCAGACAACGACTTTGTCGCACTGTGAGGCTGACCGGTGGGTCTAGCCTCATGGCTCGGGTTCGCGCCCAAGCCTTCTCAGATTCCAAGCATGCCAGCGCGGCCGACGTACGAGCTGATTCCCGAGGGCATGAGCTTGGACGAGTACTTGACCAGCATCATGCACCAGCCCGTCGAGAAGCTGTGGCGCGAGCAGCCGCACTTGCGCACCCTGGTCGGATTCGTCTCACGCAACATCGCACAACTGGGCATCCACGTCTTCGAGCGCGACGCCGAGGACGGACGCAACCGAGTCCGTGACAGCCCGCTCGCCGAGCTGCTACGCGATCCCAACGACGATATGACTCAGTTCGAGCTGATCGAGGCCACCGTTGCCTCGAGGATGCTCTACGACGAAACGTATTGGTACGTCGGCCGCGACAACAACGCACCGACCGGTTGGGTTATCCGGCACATCCCGACGACATGGGTCATCGGCACCGTCGGGCAGACGGCATTCAACGTCGCCAAGTACAAGGTGGCGATCCCGGGGACATCTGGGCAGTGGACCGAGATCGACGCCTCGGACATGATCGTGTTCCGCGGCTGGAACCCGGTCGACCCGAGGTCTGGTGTTTCGCCGGTTCATTCGCTGAAAGCGATTCTGGCCGAACAGATTCATGGCCAGGTGTTCCGTGACCAGATGTGGAAGCGCGGCGGCCGGGTCGGCTCGTATCTGACGCGCCCCGCGACGGCGCCGAGCTGGAAGGATGCGGGCCCCGACGGTACTTCGCCCCGCAGTCGATTCATTGAGCAGTGGAAGAACTCGTACGCCGGTGACAACGCATCCAACGCCGGAGGGACGCCGCTGCTTGAGGACGGCATGGAACTCAAGGCAATCGCGTTCAACGCCAAGGAAAACCAGTGGGCCGAGGGCGTGAAACTCTCACTGGAAACCTGCGCGCAGGTCTATTTCGTCAACCCCACGATGGTGGGCATTCTCGACAACGCGAACTACGCGAACGTGCGCGAGTTTCGCAAGGCGCTGTACGGAGACAACCTCGGTCCCGAGATCGAGCGGACGGTGCAGCGCATCAACAAGAAGCTGGTGCCGAAGCTGGCCGACCCACGAAACGTGTACTGCGAGTTCAATCTACAGACGAAGCTGGCCGGCTCGTTTGAAGAACAGGGCGACATGTTGCAGAAGGCCATCGGTGGCCCGTACATGACGCGCAACGAAGGGCGCGCACGACTGAACATGCCGCGCATCGACGGCGGCGACGAGCTGATCGTCCCGCTGAACGTCACCGCCAACGGTGATCAGAACCCGGTACCCGCAGGCAACGAGCCAACCGACCCGACCGAGGGAGATAAGAGCAATGGCCGCCACACCAACGGACACGATCTGCATGTCCACTTCTGACGAGCTCGCCGCGAAGCTCGGCCCGCACGCCGACGCCGGCACCAAGGCCGTGGTCGTGAAGTTCAAGACCGACGGTCTAGAAGAGGGCGAATTCATCGGATATGCCAGTGTTTTCGGCAACAAGGACAGCTACGGCGATGTGGTGCAGCCAGGCGCGTTCACGAACACGCTGGCCGAATGGAAGGCCAAGGGTGTCCCGATCCCGCTGCTATGGGGCCACAACACCGCCGACCCCGATTTCAATCTCGGCGAGATCATCGAGGCCACCGAGGATGACCGCGGGCTCAAGGTTCATGGTCGGCTCGACATGGAATCGCCCAAGTCGGCGCAGACCTATCGGCTACTCAAGTCGGGCCGGGTCAATCAGATGTCATTCGCCTATCGCGTCGTCGACGGGGCGTATATCCAGCCAGAGGGCGAGGACAAGACCTGGCGGGATGCCTACTACGAGCTGCGTGAACTCGAACTCTACGAGGTGTCCATCGTGCCGATCGGGGCCAATCAGGAGACCGAGATCCTGGCGGTCAAGGCGGCCACCAGTGCCATGGCGGCCAAGGCCGGGCGCGTGCTGTCGGCCAAGAACGGACAGGCGCTGCGCGGTGCGCTTGCTCAGGCCGAAGAGATCGTGACCGCGCTCAAAAGTGTGCTGCCGGAAGAGGGTTCGGCAGACGAAGAAGACCAGGACCAGACCAGCGGTGAGGAACCGCCCGCCGGGGAGCCGAAGGCTTCGCCGGATGTGGCCACGCCGGACCCGTCCGTCTACCTGGCGCTGTTAGCAATCAACGAAGCCTGAAAGGGGCAAATGGGATGAATCCCAAGGAAAAGCTCGCAGCGCTGATCAAGGCGGCGCGCGAGGTGGCCGAGAAGGCCAAGAGCGAGAACCGGGCACTGACACCGGAAGAGCAGACCGACCTCGACGGCAAGATGGGCGAGATCGACCAGCTCAAGTCCGACATCGCCGCCGGCGAGAAGTCGGCCGCGACGCTGGCCGCGCTCGACCGGATGGCCGGCGAGATCCCGGGCGACGTTCAGTCATCCGGCGAAGGGCGCGCGGCGAAGTCCCTCGGCGAGCACTTCGTCAAGCACGCGCACGCGGGAATGCTCGAAAAGAAGGGCCAGTCCAACGTCACCGTCGGTGCGCCCGAGTTCATTGCCTCGAAAGCGGCCACCGACAACCACGTGGTGGGCGGCTGGACGGACGGCATGCCGTATCTGACGGATTTCGACCAGACCGTCGTGCAGGCACCGCGTGTTCGCCTCACGATCGACGACCTGCTGGCGCAGGGCCCGATCTCCGGCAACGCCATCAGCTACCTGGTGGAAGGTGCGCTCGAGGGCGGATTCGCAACCGTGGCCGAGGGTGGAGCGAAGCCGCAGATGCACTTCGTGAACCCCACGCAGAAGACCGACGCGCTCAAGAAGATCGCCGGCTTCATCACGCTCACCGACGAGTTCCTGGAAGACGCCGATTTCCTGAAGACGGAAATCGACACCCGGTTGCTCTATGAGCTTGCCTACATCCAGGAGCAGCAGCTACTCAACGGTGACGGCACCGGTCAGAACCTGCTCGGCGTGCTGAACCGCTCGGGTCTGCAGACCGAGGCATCGGCCGGGCCCGGCGACAACTTCGACGCGGTGTTCCGCGCCATGACGAAGGTCGAAACCAACGCGCAGCTGCCGGTGGATGGTCTGGTGATTCACCCGAACGACTACCAGCGTTTCCGTCTTACCAAGGACGGCAACCAGCAGTACTACGGTGGCGGCCCGTTCGCCGGGCAGTACGCCAACGACGGCCTGGTGCTGCAGCCTCCGCTGTGGGCACAGAAGACCGTCGTCACGCCGGCCATCGCCGAGGGCACTGTGGCGGTCGGTTCGTGGAAGCTGGCGGCGACGGCCTACCGCAAGGGCGGCGTCCGCGTCGAGTCGGCAACCCAGCACGCTTCGAATTTCACCAGCAACCTGGTGACGATCCGTGCCGAGGTGCGTCGCGCACTGGCGGTTCGCAAGCCGCTGGGATTCTGCAAGGTCGCCCTGGACTGGACCCCCTAGTCCGCTTCTCTGATAACCGGTGCGGCGCCGTGGATTACATATCGCGGCGCCGCAACAGTTTCCCGAATCATCAATGATCATCCGAAGGAGAAAGTGATGAAGGAATACACACTGACCACGCGGCACGGCGAGACGACCGTGCAGCTGTCCGACGAAGACGCCGAGGCGTACGGCGATCGCGTCAAGCCCGTCAGCGCGAAGTCCAAGCGCGCGGCGAGCAAGGGGGCCAACCCCGAGAGCAAGACGACGCCGCCGCAGAATGAGGGCGCCGGATCGCCCGCGCCGAGCGCGTAGGTTCGATGCCCGAACTCACACCCGCCGATGTCGAGCAGTACACGCGAAAGCGGCTCGACAAGACGGACGCTGAGACCGAGCGGCTGCTGGCCGCAGGACTGGCCACGGTGCGGCAGTTCTGCGGCTGGCACGTCACCCCGGTTAAGACCGGGCACGAGGTCGAGTTGGACGGGCCCGGCGGGCGCCTGCTGGCCCTTCCCACCCTCAGACTCGTCACACTGACTGAGGTCACCGAAGACGGTAAGACGCTGGATGTTTCGGGCCTGTACGTGTCCAAGCGCGGGCTAGTACGCAAGAAGAGCGGTGGCTTTTGGTCGCCGCATTACGGCGCGATCACCGTGACCATGGACCACGGCATTGAGGACGCGGACGCGTTCAATGCGGCGGTGCTCTCATTCATTGATCGCATGTCGAAAGCCCCGACAGGCGGCGATCCGATAGCGGTGGGGCCATTCCGCTGGGCCGAGCAGAAAACCGTTTCAAGGTCGGCATTCTCCGCTACGGAGCTGGCGATCCTGGAGCAATACCGCCTGGAGAGTCCGGCGTGAGCGAGCAGGTGATCCGCCACCGCGGCGCCGGCCGCGACGAGAACGGTCAGCTGACCCAGGCAACCGACACCGCCCTGACGGCTATCGCCGTGGCACCCGGCAGCGGCTCGCAGACCGGGCAGGGACACCGCCAAGAGCGGGCGCGCAGCGGCGAAGACATCGCGTGCACGGTCTACTTCAACCCCGGTACCGACCTGATCAACAGCGACGAGCTGACGGTGCGCGGCAAGCGCTATCCGATCATCGTCAACGACTGGATGCTCTCGGGGCGTGGTGGCCTGGAGGTGCTGTGCTCCCGGGGGCAAGGCTGATGGCGTTCGAACTCGACCGCGACGGCGGCGCCGAAGTGCTCAAGGAGCTTTCCGCTGCTGCGATCAAGGATCTGGCAGGCCAGATTGCCGACCAGATCGGCCAGGGCGCCAAGGTCAAGATCTACACCACCGACCGCGCCGCGGCTACGGTGAGTGTGCCGGCCGAGATGCAGGCCAAGGATGGCGTGCTCACTCGTGCCGCCGTGGCGGCCGGGCTGGAGGTGCGGCCCAAACCCGCCACCGAGACGCGCAATCGCGGCAAGAGCCGCAAGGCACGGCCAGAGGCGACACCCGCGCAGGCGAAGGCCTCCGGCGACGCAAACGAGGCGTGGGTGGCTGCGCGGCGGGCACAACGCAAGGCGGGCCGGTGACGCTGCCTGCGGTGCGAGAGCCCGTCGACGTTGCGCGGCTGATCAAGGACTGGCTCAAGGCCGATTTGACGGCCCGGTTCCCTGAGCTGTCGGTGCGTCTGGAGCTTCCGGCCAATTGGGCGCTCGGGTCTCCCCCGGTGCTGCTGGTCGCCGATGACGGCGGCACGCTGGACATGTGGCCGGCGGCAACCGACCCCACCATTCGCGTCACGTCATGGACATCGGGCCGCGAGACGAAGTACACCTACGCCGCGATGCCCCGCTTGCTCACCACCCGGATTCCCGGCCTCGCCGCGATCCTGCCCGGCACCGCGTTCCTCGAGGCGCGCGACTCCAAGACCGGCGGTGACCTGATCTCGTTCACCGTGCGCACCCGAGCGCGCACCCGATAACCGCGCAGAACGCGCACCGATCAACCCCGTCAAATCTGGCGGGGTTTCTTGTTGGCCCGCAAGGGCTCTGGAGCCCTTGAAGGAGGGAAACCATGGCAATAAACCCCGACGCCACACTGATCCCGGACCAAGCCGAAGTGTGGATTGTGCTCAAGTCTGCCGTGACTGACATCGCGTCCATGATCCCCGAGACCGCGACTATCGCAGCCGAAGCGCTCGAGGCGATGGGCTGGGAGGAAGTCGGCATTGTCGATGACAAGAAGGGCATCCCGCTCGATCCGTCCGGTGAGGTCAAGGAATACGACGGGTTCGGACACCCCGCGTTTAGGGTGAAGTTCCGCAAGGGCAAGCTCAAGAGCGGTTTCACTGCGCTGGAATGGAATTCGGTCACTCGGAAATTCGTGCTGCCTGGCTCGGCCAGCAACAAGATCGGTATCCCCAAGGACATTCAGGCGTACCTGCTGTATCGGTTCGTCGATGAGGATCGGGCCACGGTGTGGGTGCAGCTGCGCCCGGCGCTGGTTGAACTCAAGGGCCATGGCGGCATCGTCGATGGGGAGTTGTCATGGGCTGAGCTGACGGTGCACCACACCGCCGATGCCAACGGCGACGCGTTCGAGGTCGTCGATGCCAGCGCCGATGATGTCACCAAGACGTTCACCATTGATTCTGGTGTCACGGAGTACACCGTGACCGCCGGCGCCGACACCACGGCCGCTATCACCACCAAGACCGCGACGGCGCTCCGCAATGCCCTGCGCGCGCTCGCGAGCGTGCAGGGGCTGCCCAGCCCCGGCGTGACCGTGACCGGGCCCTCGGGAGGCCCGTTGGTGGCGGTGTTCACAGCCCCGATCACCCCGATCTCTGCGGCCGGCACCGGCGGCACCGTCACCGTCTCGTAGTCGAAAAGCACTCGCCCCGGACGCGAACCGACTCCCGCGCCCGGGGCGGGGCACCACCTCAGCGAGTCGGCCCCTTTCCCCTGTAGCCAAGGAGTCGAACATGACCGCACCACGTAAGAACATTCCCGCCGATGCCCCCAAACCGCAGGACCGCAAAGCCAAGAAGAGCGCGGCGGCACGCAAGGCCGAGGCAGAAGGATTCGCCACCATCGAGCAGTGCGGCGTGACACTGCGATTCCCGACCAAGAACCTCCCCATGAAGGCCGTCCTGCGCTATCAGGGCCTCAACGATGATCTGACGCCCATCGAGCCCAAGCAGATGATTCCGACGATGGGCCTACGGGAGCTGCTGGGCGCCGAACAGTGGTCGGCATTCCTGGCAAAGAACCCCACCATCGAAGATTTCGAGCAGGCCAGCGACAAGATAGGTGAAGTGCTGGGAAACTAGTTAGCCTCTTTCGCCTGCTCGCCGAGCATGGCGATGAGATAGAGGCCGACCTAGCGCAGTACTACAACGGACTCGAACTGACCGATTTGTACCGCGGCACCCTCTCTGTCCGCCGTCTGGGCGTGCTGATTCGTCAGCTGCCGCTGCGATCGCGGTTGGTGACCGCGCTCAACGGCGGTCGCCCCAAATGGACAACCATCGAGCATCTGCTCGCCGACATCTGGGCGGTGCTGGTCAAGCTGCTGGGCGACCCGGACAAGGTGCCCGAGAACATCGACCATCCGGTACGTGCCGAGATGGCGGCAAATGAGAAATCCGAGCACAAGCGGGCGCTCAAGGAGCGCTACCTGAAACGCAAGTCTGACCGGAGACGTTCATGAAACCTGTTGTGGAGGTGATACATACGTGACGACCATCGGGTACGCGACACTCCAGATCATCCCGGCACTGCGGGGCGTGACCGAGGCGATCGACCAGCAGATTGACGGCAAGGTCGTCAACGTCTCTATCACGCCCAAGGTTGATCAGAAGGCCGCCGACACCGCGGGCAAGCAGGTCAAGGACACCATCGAGAAGCAGACCACCGATGTTGCGGTCAAGCCCAAGGTCGACCAGCCCGCCGCGGAGACCGCCGGCAAGCAGGCCAAAGAGACGGTCGAAAAGCACACCGGCGATGTCAAGGTCACCCCGAAAATCGAATCCGCGGCGATGGTCAACGCGGGCGCGGAGGCGGGCGCGCGGGCGGGCCGCGCCATCGGCGAGCAGATCGCCAACACCATCCCGACCGGAATGGGCGGCATCGGTGGAACCGTCGGCAACGTGCTGCGTAGCGCTCTACCGGGCCTGGGGTCAGTGGTGGGCGCGGGCACCGGCGCGGCGATCGTGACGGCGATCCTCGATAAGGTCAGCAAAGGCAACTACACCAAGGCCGGTGAGTCCATCAAGCACAGCCTTGTTGGCGCGGTGGACAAGGCCAACGTCGGCGCCGATATTGCTGTCCGGCTGGGTAATTCGCTCTCTGGAGGCCTATCCAAGGCGTCCGACAAGATCACCGCCGTCACCGGCTCGATCACCGGCAGGATCAGTGAAGTCGGCAATGCGCTGACCACCACCAAGGAACTGATCGGCGGGGACGACGCCTGGGGTGCAGGGGCGATCGACACACTGAACAACGCCCTGGGCACGGCAACCCCACTGCTGGAGGGGATGAACGCTGCCGCGGTGCTGGCCTCTGCTGGGGCGAACGCGATCGCGTTGGGCACCAAGGCCGCTGCTGCTGCGCAACGGTTGTGGAACCTAGCGATGACTGCCAACCCCATTGGCTTGGTGGTGACGGCTATTGCCGCATTGGCAGCTGGAATCATCTACGCGTACAACCACTCTGAAACCTTCCGCAAGATCGTTGACGCCGCCTGGGCGGCGATCAAGGTTGCCGCCGAGGCGGTCGTGAAATGGTTTATGGACACCGCATGGCCGCTGCTCAAGCGGGTGTGGGAAGGCATCGGCGAGGGCTGGAGTTGGCTGGTCACCAAGGCTGGCGAGGTCTGGACTGGCGTCAAGGAGAAGTTCACGGCGATAGTCGATTTCGTCAAAGGACTGCCGGGTGCTATCACCAACGCGGCCAAGGGTATGTGGGACGGGCTTAAGAACGGCCTGGTGGCGGTGCTCAACTGGATCGGCGATAAGTGGAATGCGGTCGCCGACACGCTGTCTATCGAGGTCGGTGGCACCAAGATCAGCGCGATACCACACATGCCCAAGTTCGACGGTGGCGGCTACACCGGCAACGTGCCGGCCCAGCAGATCGCGGGCGTGGTTCACGGCGACGAGTTCGTGATCAAGTCCAAGTCGCGCAAGGGGATTGAGAATGCCTACCCCGGCCTGCTGGACTACCTGAACAACCAGGGCAAGTTGCCCGGATATGCACAGGGCGGGTTGGTCAAGGGCACTGCCGAACTCAGTGACATCATCTCGCAGCAGTTCAGACCGTCCGGCGGCATCGGCGGATATCGTTCTCCCGACGGCAAATTCAACGAGCACTCAACAGGCCGTGCCCTGGATGTAATGGTTGGCAACGACAAGGCCAAGGGTGATGCGGTCAAGGACTTCGTGTTATCGAATGCCGCGGCTATCGATCTGAAGTGGGCGATCTGGCGCCAACACCTGTACTACCCGGGTGGTGGCGGGTACGACATGGAGGATCGGGGCTCGCCGACCGATAACCATATGGATCACGTGCACATCTTCTCGGGTCCAGGTATCGCCAATGGCCTTCTCGGGTCGCTGCAGTCCAAGACCGCCGCGGCGGTTAACGCTGGGACTAAGGCTTCCGGCCCGCCAGTCGGTGATGCTCCCGGCGGTTCCCTTGGCGCGGAGGCGGTGAGCGCTGCCGCGCCGGGTGGTGGCTCGTCGTCCACCGGCGGCGGGTTCAATCTGCCGTCATCCCTCTCCGGGCTCTCGGGGATCGGGCTGGCCGGTATGGGCGTCACAACGCAGGTGCCCGGTCAGCCAGAGCGCACATTCGAGTTCGGCAACGCAGCTGCCGCGGCGGTCGGCGGACAGGTGTCCTCGGCGCTCGGAGTGCTCGGTGTTGGCGATTCGCCGGGCTGGCTCAAGGGAATCTCTCAATTCGTCAGCGGCATATCCGTCGGTGGTGGCGGTTCCGGTGGTGGCCTTGGCGGCGCACCCGAGGGAGCAGGCCCCGGCGCCAGATTCGGCGGCGCGACCCCCATTGCCGCGTCGGCCGCTGTGCCGGCGCCCGCAGCGCTTCCCGCGGGGGCGGCTCACGGCACGCAGGCCGGGGCACGGCCGGGGCCGGTGTTCAACACCACGATCAGCGCGTTCGACACCACTGACGCGGTAGCGATGTGGGATCGCAGGAAAAACGAAATTGCGGCAGCGAGATTGGATAGGTACTGATGGCGGTCGCGACGATCACGCTGGAATCGTCCAACGGTGACTCGGTGGTGGTGTCCGCACCCAACGATGAGTACCTGCTCGATGACATCGTGCTCGACACTGATCCGAAGGGTATGTACGACACCGGGTTTACGATGCGCACCCAGTCGGGAGCATTCCAGCCCGGCGGGCGGCCGGTCGGCGAAGAGGTACCGATCCGCAATCCGATTCTGCCGTTCTGGCTGACCCCAGCGTCCCGCCCTCGGTTTCAAAAGCTCTGGGGCACTCCGTACAACCTGCGCAAGGTCAAGTGCACATGGGACGGACCTTCGGGCCCGCGTTTCCTGTATTTGAAGCTGGCCAAGGAGATTCAGTACACGACCGAGGATGGTTTCGACGCTGATATCGACAAGGTCTATCACGCGGTGGTCTCCGCGCACGCGTACAACCCGATGTACGAGGGCGTCGAGGATGTTGCCGATTGGGTCAATCCGGGCAACTTCACCGTCTATCTCGCTGCCACATCTGGAACCTTCAAGCTGGGGTACGGCCCTGCCGGTGCGGCCGTCCTCACCGAGCCGATTCCATACGACGCTGACGCCGCAACCGTGCAAGCCGCACTGGAGGCGCTGTCAACCATCGGGGCCGGAAATGTCACCGTGACCGGCGATCCCGGTCGCTGGACCGTTCGCACACCGGCAACCTGCCCCGGAATGCTCACGGTTGATGGGACATCACTTGCGCCGCTGTCGTTCTCCATCACCCTGGGCACCCTGTCCTACACGATCACCATCGGCGGCCAGACTACTGCGCCCATCGCATTCACTTCGTCAGCCTCGACGCTACGGCAAGCCATCGAGCAGCTTTCCAACATCGGCACCGGTGGGGTCACGGTGACCGCCACATTGTTCGGGTTCGCGCTGTCCTTCATGACCGGGCCGCTGAATGGATTCCTAGTCGCGTTGTTCACCGGGAAGTCCACGGCGGGCATCCACATCGCCCGCGTGGTGACCAACCCGAACACCGGGTATTTCGACGTATGGAACCCCACTGATCAAGACCTCTGGCCCGAATGGGAACTCGACCCCGCCATTCAGTGGCAGTTCCCAGACTTCGCGTTCGGGCAGGAACGTAAGTGGAACCGCCCGGTGGGCGCCGACGCGGCACGAATGATCGTCACTCCACAGCTGACCCAGATGCTGTCCGTGATGTCCGATCCGTTCATGGACACCTACCTCAGCGCCGATCTGTCGAATGCGGCGGGCCTGTTCAACGGGGTGGAACCGCTCTACCCGGTGCCCCAGTACACCGGCACCGCCGATGATCCGGTGGTGGTGCCGGTCGTGTGCCAGGGCCCTTCGGGAGCGAAGGCCACCTTGCGGCAGCGCCGTTTCTGGTCGGCGGAAAGCGGACTTGAGGCGTGAGGGTCAACGCGGTCGCCTTGCACCTTGTGCCCGGCACACCCGAAACGGGACTGTGGTGCGAAATCTGCCTGCTGCCAAGCCGGTACGAGGTGGCGATATACGCGCTGGTCAGTGACAGCGCGCCGATCCACGTCGGCACCTTCAACGGCTGCGACGGGCACCAAGCATGACCGTTGCAACTTTCGCCGAGCCGTTCACCGGCACCGATCACGACGACTTCGCGGCGTGGGCGCGGGAGGTGCGCGAGTATCGCATTGAGCGCGCCTACGACCCGCCGCACATCGAGCTCTACGACGGCGATTGGGTCTATCGCGGCACGGTGCGCGGCGAGCTAGGCGGGCGGGTCAATCCGATCGTCAACCAGACCGGCACCATCACGTTGCGCCTACCTATCGACCTGGACGACCGGCGCGGCACGTGGCCGGCGTTCTGGGCGCTCGACGAAGAGGCTCGCGGTACCAGCAACATCCACGTGATCGTCGAGACCATGGGCGCCCGCATCGGCGGCCGGATGAAGGCCAAAGACGGTGTGCATATTGAGCGTGGGCCCACCGGAGACGTGGTGGTCATCGACTTCCTGGACGACATCGAAGAGCTGAAATTCGTTCACACAGCCGGCAATCCGTTCCTACCGTTGTCACTAATCCAGCAGCCGAAGGCGTGGATGCTGCTCGCGCAGGCTGATCACGGGATCTTGCTGACAATGGCGGCGAATCTACTTCGGTTGCAGCTGACCAACATTGACATCGGCACCCTGTTCAAACTGCTCGACCCGGCCAACTGGAACATTCCCGAGCTGGTCGACACATTCCTCAACATCTGGCAGCAGTCGCAAATCGTCATCGTGCCACGCACGTTCGGCGATTCGGTGGCCCCGCTGTCGCTGGTCGTCGGCAGCATCAAGACATCGATCTTCGACGTGGCCGCGCCGATCATGGAAGACGCAGAGCTGCAATGGGATCTGAGGCGCTGGAAGACCGGCGACCCCGAACCGTGGCCTGGCGCAGGCACCAACTGGCGCAACGGCACCCTGTTCGTCCGCATCGTCGACAAGTCAGGGTTCCGCACCGGCACATCCATCGGCGGCAACCTGGCCACGGGCCTGACCCGAACAATCGCCGATGTGCTGTCCAACCACGTCGAGGACAGCTACAACCTGTTCACCGGGGAGACCATCGACGAGACCGGCTACCGGCTGCCCGGCATCCTCGGCACGCAGGCCGCGCACCCCTACGTGGTGTACCGGGACGGCGATATCACCGGCATTCAAACATCGAACTTCTCGCGTTCGCCCGGTGGTGCGGGTCGCATTACCGTGGGCGGCCAGTCCATGCCCGGTGTCAACGAATTGATCAGTGCCGCAATCCAATATGGCGGTGACGTTCTTGGGGACAACATCTCTGCAACCATCAGTCTCGCCGTCGGTTTCAATATCAGTGTCGGCTCGCTCGGTGGTGCGATCGATTCGTTCCTCAACCCGATCTACCGAGATTCGATCCTGGCGCACATGTCGGTTCCGCTGCTACTGCGGACAAGCCGTCAGGGGTGGGGTCATTACCTGGAGACCACCAGCACCAACGTCACCCAGGCATTCACCGCGGCGAGCGTGATGGACCTGCGCAGGCGCCGGCGTGAGACCGACCCTGACACCTCGTTCACGCTGACCGTCGCCAACGCTGCGCCGTGGCTGATCGGCGACAACGGCTTTGGGCACTGGTGGAACGGTGATCGGGTCGGCGGCACCAGCAAGTACCTCATGCCGCGGGTATTCGTGCGCCGCTGCCGCTCCCTGGACATCACCTGGGGTCAGGGCAGGGCGCTGGCAGTCGAGGGCACATTCGGGGACACCCGCCAGGAAAAGGACGCGATCGAGCGTATGGCCGAACTGATGAGCCGCACCATGAGCGGCCTGCAACAGATAGGACTGTGGTGACAGAGGGTATCTCGCCCGAAGAGGCAAAAGCGCTGGCCGACAAGGTTGTCGAGTCCGAGTTCATCCCGAAGAAGATCCCGGCCGCCGACGACATCGACGCGCAGACCAAGGCTGTTGGTGGCGCGCTGGCCTCGGCATTGCTGACCGCGACGGAAATGCCGCTGCATGTGTTGCAACCGTGGGTCGCTGACTTGTCGGCCCAGCTGGTAGCACTCGGAATCCGCCAGACCGAGCATGTCGACCCCACCGCGGTGCACGCGCCGGCCTGGATCACCGATGGGGTACGCCAGGAATCGATCAAGCTGCCCGAGCAACCCCAGCACACCGAAGCCGATCCGCATGTGGAGATGACCGCCACCGCGCCCAAGTGCCCCAAGCGCATACCCAAGGCAGCCCGGGCGGTACGGCGGTGACCACACCCGGCGGTGTGTCCAACCTTCCCGCTGGCGCACTGACAGTCGAGACTCTGGCCGAGAAGCTGCAGAACTTGACACCCTCAGCGATGCGCAACCGCGCCGCCGAACGCATGCCCGGCACGTTCCACAGCTCCACCGGCGGTGACCCGCTGCAAGACCTGACGCCGTTCGGGATCTTGACGAAGCTGTTCGCCGGATTCAATTCCCACGTCGCCAACGCCGACCCGAACGATATTCAGGGCCCCGAAGACCTGCCCGGCCTGCTGCTCGACTTCATCGAGAGCCTGCCCGTTGTCGGCCAGTTCGTCGGCCTGGCCGAGGCGATCATGGGCACCTACGACGGCGACGACGAAACGCTGCTGGCGATTCAACAGATCTTCATGCCGATACGCCGACTGCTCCAGCTCGCCTCGGGACAGGACGTTGGCTGGCCCACCCTAGAAGAGATTGAAGAGGGTTGGGGCAACCTGTTCGCGGCTATCGCCAAGGCGGTCAGCCAGTTCTTCAAGGGCGTTATTCCCGCGGCGTGGGTTGCTGATGTCCAGAAGGATCTCACCGACGGTGCCGGCGGATTCACCGACCCGTCGGTGGTCGACGATAACCCGGACTGGCACTACGACGCCGCGCAGAACGGGCACCTGTCGGGCAAGTCGATCTACGTCAACGCCGACGGCCATCTGTACGTGATCAGCGTCAAAGACCCTTTCGAGGTGGCACCGGGTCAGACCGTGGACATGGGCGCCTCGGCGATGTGGCAGGGCCTCGCGGCCACGGCGGGGTCCAATCCGATTCGGTTGTGCATCACGCCGTTCGGCCCGGACGGCACCAAGCTGCCCGATATCGTCATCAAGCAGATACAGCCGGTGGCCGCGGACTCGGCATGGGTGCGTGCCAGTCTGACTGGCTCATGGACCGTCCCGGCCGATGGTTCGATCAAGTGGGCAACGGTGACATTGGTGGTCACCGAGGGCGCCTCGGGTGGGCCGGTCCATTTCTCGAACGTCGCTTCGGTGATGTCAAACCTGGGACCGGTGCTGGGTAAGTTCAGATCGTTCTTCGATGCCATTGGTGGACAAGCCAACTCGGGTATCGTGCAGTTCGAGCAGCGATTCGCCGCGATCACCGCCGACGGCAAGATCACCGCCTCGGAACTGTTGGGCCTAATCGGCCTGGGCAACATTCCGACGTTGCCCCAGGTCAAGATCCAAGACCTGCAAACCACGTTCAATCAGTTGGGTGACATCTACAACGGCTTGGTGGTAACGCCGATCAACGGATTTGTCGCGGCCATCGCAACGTGGTTCGGGGCCAACAAGGACAAGACCCAGAAACTCACCAGCGGCGGAACCCTGTCCGTCGGAGATGTCGTCGGTAATTTCGATATGAGCCGGGTCGACGATCTTGTCGATAACCTCGGCAACATTCTGTCTGGGGTCAAGGACGGCGCCGACGGTGTGGGCACCGGCACCACGGGCGCTATCGGGGACCGCATCAATCAGGCCAAGGACTCGCTACTGGCGCTGCTGGGCCTGTCTCAAGATGCGCTCAAAAGCGCTATCGCCGCACAGACCACGTTGCAAGAGCAGGAGACCGAGCAGAACACCGGCGACGGCAATAGCTACAGTTTCGTGTTCTCCGGGGCCGACGGTGCCGCACTGAATGCGACCGATTGGACCACCGGCCCCACGCCCGGCGATATCACCATTCGGGGCGACTCGGGATATGCGGGCGTCAAGAACGGCAACCCTGACGGTTACTTTTTCGCCAGCCCCAACTACACCTATGCCAGCGACGGACAGTCGGCCTCATTCGTGCTCGGCAACACCCAAAACGGAAACTACTACTCCGGGGTGTTCATTCGCTGCAACGCCGATCGCACCACGGGCGCCTACTGCCTGGCCAAAGAGGGCGAGGTCCGCGTCGGCAAGTTCACCCGCTCAGGTACCAGCTGGACGTTCGCTACACCGATGACCTTTCAAGGCGGGCTCTCGTCAGTCAAACAGGGTGCCCGTATCGAAATTCGTTGCAGCGGCAACAACTTCTTTGTTCGCGTGAACGGCAAGCCGGTCACCTCCGCGACCGATGTCGCGGGCACCATCGCCGCCGGGCCGGACTATCGATACGCCATGTTCTGTGTTCAGCGCGCAACGTCGTGGTTCACCTACGACTCCTACCGCATCGCAGCATTCGCCATGTCCGATTACAGCCCCTCGGGAGGTAGTGCCACCTTGTCGAACGCGTGGAGCCTAACCCGCTCGTCCACTTCAGGTTTCATCTACACCGACCCCATCACCTCAGCGGGCCAGCTACCGGCGTCGTTCTTCACCTTCACCGACTACGCCAATGGCGCCACCATCACCGACCTTGGCCGAGGCGCGGTGACCGTGGACCAAGCCGGGCTCTACAAGCTGGCGACCACCTGCCGCCCATACTCGGCCAAGGGGCCGGTCACCCCGCATTGGTGCCTGTACCGCAACGACGTTCAGGTCACCGGAGCCATCGGCCCCGGCGCCGAATTCGAGATCCTGCTCAACGCGGGCGACAAGATCCAACCCGCCCTGATCGTCGTCGATTACGACGTGCGCTCAAACGGCTCCACCGGCTCGGAAACCGTTGTCTCGCGCACCATCACCCAAGTATTCGGCGTGGCCTCCTTCACCGGCCGAAAACTCATCTAACACACCACAGGAGAACTCACCCATGACCACGCCCGAAGCACCAGCCACCGTCGATGACAACGAGGATCTGACAGACCCCCCGGCCCCCTCGCCCACCCCGGATCCACCCGCGCCAGAACTGCCGCAAGAACCGCCCACGCCACCCCAGGCGGCGCAGATCCCCGAGCCGAGCACCACGTTCACCATGCCCGAGCTGCCCGGAATCACCTTCGCTGTCGTGCGTGGCGGCTTGGACATCGACGGCAAGCTCAACCCGTCTTGGATTCAGATCACCGGCACTGACAGCGAGGGTGCGATAGTGTCCCGCATAGGATTCGCCGGGCCCTAACGTGCCCTGGTCCACCAGCCCGACCGTTGCCGCCACGCGGTCGGGCGGTAAGTGGTCGGTCAATCCGGCCGTGCCAGCTCCCGCACCAAACGGCCGGTGGCACGCCATCATCGGGATCGATGCCGCACTGGCAGTGATGTGTGTCGGCGAGGTTGAGCTGACCGCCATGCAGGCCATGGGCGTGGTCTTGTCGGTACACCTTGACCGCGAGCTGGCGTTGGCCGCGGTGTACCAGCTGGCCGCGCAACGCTCGATCCTGATCACTCGCAACCTTGCGCTACAGGCCACATTCCAACAAGACCTCGCGCTGGCCGTCACCATGGAACGGGCGCTGTTCCTGGCCAAGGTGATCGGCATCGACCTAGCCAACGCGCTGGAGATGACCGGCACCATCGGCCTGCAACGCGTGGCCGCAATCGATCTGACGTGCAACCTGACGGCGCCGCGCTCGATCGGTTTCGACAAGCTGCTGCCCGTCGACCTGACACGCACCGTCTCGATGTCCTCGGCGCTGGTGATCGAGCGCGTCGCCAAGATCGACGCCGCACTGACGGTCACCACGGCCCGCGCCTGCACCCTCGGCTATCCGCCGGGCGGTTTGCCTGTCCTGGCCAGCTACACCACCGCCGGTGCGTTCACTCACAACATCGTGCGCAACTGCGACTTCATGGACTGCGTTGGGTGCGGTGCCGGAGGCGGCGGGGGTGGCGGTGACGGCGGCCTGGGCAGCACCGGACAGGGCGGCCGTAAAGGCGCATGGAACGCGCGCACCGTCGCCCGCAACAGCGAGATCCCCGGCTCCGCATTGACCCTGACCGGCATGGTGGGCGCGCCCGGAGCCGCGGGAGCCAAGGAGAAAGGCGGCGGCGCCGGCGGTGACACCACATTCCTGATCAACGGAATCACCACCACGTGTGCCGGTGGCGCCGGCGGTAAAGGCGCCTACGCCGGCAACGGACTCAACCAGCCCGGCGAGGCTGCGGGCAACACCACCCTCAACGGCCAGACCTACACCGGCGGCGCACAAGCGGGCACCAACACCAACGGCAACTCACCCGGCGGCGGCGGCGGGGCCGGCTCGGGCGGCGCGTTCGGCTTCGCCAATCCCGGACGCCTCGGCGGAACGGGCATAGCACATATCCGGTCCTACCAATAGAAGGGAAAACCATTATGGCATGGGGCATTTCGGCCTACCTGGCGAACAAGATTCTCGATCACATCTGCCGCAACGTGGCCTACACACCACCGGCAACCGTGTACGCCAAGATGCACACCGGCGATCCCGGCGCGAACGGAACGGCTAACGCATCCTCGGTGGCCACCCGCTACGCCTGCGCGTTCAACGCGGCGGCAGCCGGGTCGATCAGCCAATCCAACACCCCCGAGCACACTCTCGGCGCCATGGAAAACATTGCCGGGGTGTCATTCTGGGATCACCCAACGGCCGGGAACTTCTTGTGGTCATCGCAGGCCGCCGCCTCCAAGTCCGGTGCCAGCGGCGACATCATCCGCATCAACACCGACACCCTCGCACTCGGCCCGCTGGCGGCATGATGCGCCGCCAGCTGCTCATCTATCCGGCCCTCTACCTCGCCGTGTTCGCCGTCGCGTTCCGCCTCGGCTGGTGGGCATCGGACCAGCTTTCGTCCTACGCCCAAGAAATCGACCCACGTATCGAAAAGGAGTACACCCGATGAGCTTTCGCACTGTTAACGGCAACACCCATACCGAGGACGGCTGGCGGTGCTGCAATCGGGATGAATGCGACATCGTGCGCATACCCGAGCTGTACCTCGTCGATACCGCACCGCTGCGCAAGGGCGCTCCGCTGACCATCCTCGGCGCCTGGCTGTACTGGTATGACCGCAACGTCGAAGAGATCACCTCCCCGGTCTGGGGGTGGTCTGCCACTAACGATGTCCTCGGCACTCCGGGTCGTAACGACGGCTCTAATCACTTGTCGGGTACCGCTGTTGACGTGATGGCACCCAAGTACCCATGGCAGCAGTACACGATGAACGCCGCCACACAGGCCAAGGTCCGCAAGGGCCTGGCGCTGTTCGAGGGCTCGGTGTTTTGGGGACGTGACTGGTCGCGCCCCGACGAGATGCACTACCAGATGGCCTGGCCCGAGGGCGACAAACGCAATGACGCGTTCGCCGACAAGCTGCGCGCCGGATACCTCGGCATCTACGCCCCCGCACAGCCTCCAGCGCCCGTGCAGAAACGTTTCCCGCAAGACCTTTCCGACCGCGAGCTGCTGGAGTACATCGCCGAACAACTCGGACCAGGACACCCTGACTGGGCATCCAAGGGCATGACGCTGCGCGACAAGGTGTGGTCCAAGTGATCCGCATCGGCGACCGCAACCAAGCCGTCCGGCAGTGGCGCGCCGTGATGAACGACCGATACGGGCCGCTCTACACCCGGCTACTGGGACCGCTGCCCCGCGACACCGACGAATTCGGTCCCCGCGCCGCGTCCTGGGCAGCCGAGTACCAGCGCCGCACCGGCCAGATCCCCACCGGGCAGGTGTCCGATAACGACCTGCGCGCACTGGGCATCACGCCCCCGGCCCCGCCCGCCAACCGGCACCTCGGGCTGATGTTCCGGGGCACCGGAGGCATCATCGGCCAGGACTACGTATCTCGCGTCATGCAGGCCGTGGCCAACCTCGTTGAAGAGGTACACCCCGAATTCGCCGCAACCATGGGCGGGCTGCCGGTCGGCGCCGCGGGCGGCCCGGGCGACATATCGATGGCCAAGGCCGTCGACATCGCCGAGGCCGACGCACAACGCATCTTCACCGAGCGCTACCGCGCCAACCCCAACATCAAGGTCGTCATCGGCGGATACTCGGCCGGCGCGGTCGCGGGCGCCCGGTTCCGCGCGTGGCTGCTGGAGCACTACCCGAACAACTACCTGTGCTCATTCAGCATCGGCGATCCCACCCGCCCGTACGGTGGCAGCTACTACGGCGGTCCCGTCCTTGCTGGACAGGGCATTTCGTCGTGGCGGTTCGGCGATGTCAAGGACTACCGGCACTGCTGGCTCACCGACCCCGGCGACATGTACGGCAACATCCCCCTCGGTGTCGTCGGGGACATCATGGACGACTGTTTCGACATGGTGACCGCGTTTCAGCTCTCGGATCCGCTCGGGGCCGCTGGCGCCATCCTGCCGAAAATCCCCGAGATCGCCACCAAGGCCTTGGGTATCGAGCTGCCCGCCATATTCGGCGCCCTCTCTGGCGGCCCGGCCGGCATCGGAGCCATCGGCCTACCCATGGTGCTCGGCGGTCTACAGGGACTACTCGGCTGGGGCGATATCAACAAGCTCACCGGGCCCGCGGCCGCGGCGCAGGCCGCCTTGATCGCGCTGCGTTTCGTCACCACCAGCCCACCGACCGCCGCGCATATTCAATACGAATACCGCGAGGTCTGGCCCGGCCAAACCTATCTCGGCCTCGCCATCCAGCACGTGCGCGACTGGGCCAGCCGCACCCCCGCCATAGCCGCGTAGATCAGTCCGCCCCCGCGCGAGGAGAGCGCGCTGGGACTCCCCACACCGTAGCGCTCCCTATCCATGGCGCCATCGAAAAAACTCCCCCTGAACTGCCCAAACCCTGTTATCCACAACCCCGAGAGGACCCGTCATGCCCAACCCCATACCCCAAAACGACACCACCCGCCTCATCGTCTACGCGGTCATGTTCATCGTCGTGTTCGCCGGAACCGTGGCCATGATCATCTCAGGGAAAATGGACGCCGCCAGCGGACTGCAATGGGTGATTTCCATTGCCGGTCTCATCGGTACCGGCCTGCCGGGCCTCAAACTCGCCCAAGATATCCGCGGGAGCGGGCCGGACGGGTCGGCCGAGTGACCCCCGAGATAATCCAGGCGCTCGGCGTGGCCATCGCTGCGATTCTGACCGCGTGGCAAGCAATGACATCGCGGAAGGTTCGCGAACTCGAGGCCCGGATCAAGGCGGTCGAGAAGGAACGCGACCAGTTCCGCGACAAGCTCAGGGCCGCGGTGCGACACATCCGCGACTGGATGGGATGGGCCATGCACCACGCGCCCGGACAGGCCCCACCGCCGCTGCCGACAGAACTCGTCGACGAGGTGTAGCCCCCCGACTCGGAGTTAGACAGCTTGCCCAAAGGTGCCCCCGCTCAAACACACTGAGCGGGGGCACCTTTGGGCGTTCGCTACTGCGAGTATCCGGGGCCGTAGGTGGTCGTCCCGGGTGGCACTATAGACTGCCCGATAGCCAGTACTAGAATGAAGACCACAGATCCCGCCGCGGCGGCCAGCATCCCGATCGAGAAGGGGCGGGACTTCGGCGGTATGTAAGTTCCTATGCCGACTAGCACGAGAAGTACCGGCGTGAACATGTAGAGGTAGACCGCCAGGGAGAAAGCGGCAGACCCGGCCAGCAGACCGGCAATAGTCAGGTATCGGTTCATGTGATCGCCACCCAAAATATGCCCAACAGGTACGTGATGGCACCCGGAAGCGGGGACAGCATTATCCCGCGTGCGTAGTCGCCCAATTGAGGGGACAGCGATTTCATCGCGAACCCGACAATCGGAAGAACGATGAACAGGCCGAGGATCGTCAAATAGATTGTGGTGCTTTCCAACCCGCCATGGGCCACGAAGAATGACGCGAGCGCGCCGTAGGCGACAGCAGACGCTATTGCTGCCGTGAAGACGACCCGCTTGTCACTACTGGTGTCATTCATCGAATCACCCTACTGGGACTGTGGGAATGCGGTCAGTGGGTCCGAGCTGCGTTCCGGGGGTTGCGATCGGTATATCCCCTCGCGCGGCCGCAGTCGGTACGTGGAATTGGTTGACCAGTGACGCGTCGCCTTCCGAGTGCGACATGGGCAGTTGAAACAGCGGCCCGAATTCGTTGTGTCCCAGGCTTGGCATGTACTGAACCGCAGCCTGGTCGCCGTGGTAGATCTCCAGCGCAGGAAAGCTGGTGACCGTTCCGCCGACCTGAATGCCCGAATCGGTTGGCACTAGAGCTATATCGCCTTTCACGGTGTGAAATGACCCCTGGCCTGATATCAGGCCGCCCGGTAGGAATCCATCCGCGGACTCGTATTGGATGTTGAGGGCATTACCCTTTTGCTTCACCGAGACATCAGGGTTGGTGCCTACTGCCACTGCGCCAGTATCAGCATTGACCGACGGATTCTGGCGGTGGATCACCGCGCCGTTGTCGAAGTCTACGAGCATGCTCACGCGAGAGTGCTCGGGTGACGCATTCCGGTCGAAACCACGGTTATCGCCCCGGTCCTTGCCGAAGTTCCAGACCTTCTCACCGGGAATGAACGCGTTGATCTGCACCTGCCCTTTGCCCGGTTGCGGCTCAATCTTGGCAACCTTGATGTCGGACTCGACCCCCTTGTACTTAGGGTCATAGTTGTGCGCGTCCAGCATCGCCGCTGTGTGCCAGTCGGCGGGAGTTGTTGGCGCTCTTTTGAATACCTCTCGGAATGCAAACTCCTGGTTTTCGCGGGGCGACTTAATGCGGTCCAGCTCGCCGAGTATCCCGGTCATCGACACCGGGAGTGACGATGGTTTCTCGTCACCGTCTGCGAGATTGACGGCGTGCGTCAGGGTGGCATCGGCGGCGTCACCGTCGGCCACGGCTCGCTTGATCGCGTCGGTCAGCTCTGCCGCCTGCTGAGCCGCTTCCGGCTTGTCCGACAGCGGTTTTACCGCTCCGGTGGCGTAGTCGATCGAGAACTTGCCCCGTGCCTCGTTCTCGATCTTGCTCAGCTTGGCTTTGGCTGCCTCGAACTCGTCGGCCGCCTCGCGCATCTTGGCGGCCGCGGCCTGGCGCCCTTCGGAGTGGGTGCCGATGAGCTTGCCGAAGACTCCGAGCTCGGTGTCGGCGGTGGTGGCAGCGACCCCGGTCCAGTTGCCGACATGGGGCAGGTTGGGGAACGAGTTCTTGATATCGCTGAGCGAGGTCGCTTGCTTCTCCAGCGCCGCGGCGACATCGCGGATCATCTGGACGTCGACCTTCTTGAGATCCGCGGGGGTGAGTGACATCTACATCACCGATGCGTCGGGATAGAGGCGAGTCTGAAAGATGTTGATCTTCGATTGCTCGTCGGTGGTCGTGAATGCATGCCCACAGGTGTCGAACGCGTCTCGATAGTGGGTCAGCTCGTTCTCGATATGCCGGGATTGCGCCGCCCAATCGGTCATCTTTGCCCGCAGCGCCGCAGCCGACGAGCCAACCCACCCGGTAGACGCAGCCTCGATCGCTGCGTTGGTAGCCGCGTGGGTCTCGATGTGCTCAGCGCGGTGCATGTCCATGCGATCGGCTGACATCCGTAGACGCTCGGGCTCGACGCTCATTGCGTCCATGTCGTACCCCCTCGGTGGTAGCTGAGTGGACTATACGATAGGCCGGTTCTAGCGGCCACGGGTTGCCAGCTCGGGGCATTCAGACATGACTTCCCGATCGACGGCAGCTTTCGCGGCGGTGTAGTTGGGATAGATCGGCTGATCCTCTGAGAACGTCAGGGCTACGTCGACGGGCCCCATGCCAGGGTATTTGCGCAGCATGTCGCACACAATTCCAGTTGGCCGAGGGCTGGCGTGCGCAATTAGTGCGCACCCGAGGGTGATCATCACGGCCAGCATGAGCGCCCTCATTCGATGTGCCCCGGCTCGCCGTCAGGGATGGCGTCGGCCCAGACGATGTAGCGTTCCCGCTGGGTAACCGTGGTCGGGTCAGAGTAAGACGTGGATAGCTCGCAGCCATCGGCGTGGTAGCGGCCGTAGTCGTCGATCCGCCCCTGGCACTTAGTCCTATTGCCACCGATATGGGTGAAAGTGCGGTATCTCACCCAAGCAATGTTGCCGCTGCCACTTACTTCCACCGGGCTGTCACATAGCTGACGGATGCTGGGATTCAGCCCGAGAATAGCGTCGCGCTGGCAGTGGAAGATCTCCGGTAGTCCCATATCGGAAGGGTCGCCGGGCGCCGCATTGGCGGGCGTGGCGAGCGCGATAGCAGCCAATGGAACCATGAGCGGCAATGCCCACTTTCCGATTCGCATCATGCGCGGATCGTACTTCGATCGGCTAGTTTCCGGCCAGGAATGCCACCAGCCGATCTACCTTGCCGATTCCGTCGAAATGACGCGGCGCGCGTGAAGTGTCCCGGCCGCCAGCCCACAGCACTACGCCCGTCTGGCTGTAGGCGACGCTGGCATAGGCGGGAGTGCCGGGCAGTCGATACACACACTCACGGTGTGTATCGACTGCCCTGTCACCGTCATTGGAAATCCAGCCGTGCTGACGTGCAGCGGCGTCGACCTCGCGCTGGCCGGTCATCGCGCGAACGGTTCGATCATGTTGATTGCCTCTCGATTGCGCTGGCTGAACGCCGGCGGGTCGCTGCCTTCTTGGTTCGAGGTGAAGCGCACAGCCGTGACGCCAGTGCGTCAACGCCAACCGCACCGCGCCGCGTGTTGTAGCCGAGGTAAACCATTGTGGTAGCAAGGCTTTGGTGCCCAAGGGCTTCTTGGATATACCGGATATCGACGCCAAGCTCGTTGAGCGCGGTTGCGAAGCGGTGCCGCAACGTGTGCAGCGTGTACGGCAGCTTGAGGCCCGCCAAGAAGTCCGAAGACACCACCGACACGTAGTTCGGAGTCACCTGCCCTCCAAGCGGACGGCGGAACATCGGTCCAGCCTGGCTGAGCTGAATGGCCAGCCGTGCCTGTACCTCCGGCGGGACACGAACGATGCGTTGCTTTCCACCCTTGCCATGCACGGTCAGGAACGCGCCGCCATTCTCATCGGGGCGAAAGTCGGTGCGAGACATCTGCGCGATCTCCCCAGCGCGCAGACCGCAGTATCCGGCCAGTAGTAGCCACGCGTGCATGTCTGAGCCGGCGGGGGCGGCCAGCAATGCCAGGCGTAGGTGATCCTCGGGAATGGGACGCGGCATCCGGCGTTTGAGCTTGGGCTGTACGAGGCTGGCGGTTGGGTCCTCGTCGATGAGCCTGCCGCGGTGAGCCCATCTGTAGAACGCGCAGACGTGCGAGGTGTAGGTCTGAATACTAGAAGGGCACACTCGAAGCGACCGTTGCCATGCTTCGAGCTGCGCGGGGGTTGCATCTAGGAGGGGGGTATCACCGAGCCAGCGCGCGAGCCGGTCTATCTGGCCGAGCCTGTGCTCGATCGTCTTCGGGGTCATGTTGCGCAGACGCAGGTGTGCTGTGAACTCGCTGAGGGTGTTTTCCATGGCAAATGAATAACGGCTACTTACTCGCGACCGCGGGGTTGTTGCAGGTCAGATGCTTTCCTGAGCGGAAAACGTGACCCGAACTCGCGCGACGCCCGATGCGCTTATACGGTTCATACTCACGAGTATGAACCGTATAAGTCCGCGTTCCGGCGCGCCAGCTCAGGTCACGGTTTCCGCTCGGGGAAGCAACTGACCTGCAACAAGTCCACCCGTTCGGTTTCCTAGCAAAAGGACGGGCTGTACTTATGTCACCTGTGAATAATGACACTGTCGTCTCAGAGTTTGCTCGTTATCTGAAGCTGAAGAACTTCACAGCTAAAACGATCGAGCACCGCTTGGGGCAGATTGCTAGATTAGCTAGATGGCTTGGGGAAACATCTTTGCTGGAGGCCACCCCGGAGCAGCTTGAGGCCTGGCAGGGTTCGTTGCGGGTGTGCCCGTCTAGCATCCAGACCTACACGTCGCATGTTTGCACCTTCTATCAGTGGGCCTACCGATGTGGGCGCACGAGCGAATACGTCGCAAAAGACTTGGTGCAACCGAAGATTCAGCGCCGTATGGCCCGGCCCATCCCCGAGGACCACTTGCGGATCGCGCTGACCGGCGCGCCTGTCGGGACTGACATCCATGCATGGCTGCTATTGGCCGGATACTGCGGTCTGCGCGCTGGGGAGATCGCGCAGATGTCACGCAACGACTTTCGCCCCGATGAAGGCGGCGGCGCCTTCCTGACCGTGCACGGTAAGGGAGGGAAGCAACGCATCGTCCGAGTTGCCCCCGAGGTCATGCAACGTCTGGCAATTCAGCTGAGCCGACCCGGCACCATGTTCTGCCGTCCCCGCGGCGGGCCAGTCACACCCAACTACGTCTCGGTCGTGGGTGCGGAATTCCTAACCAATCTCGGGCTCCCGTACACGCTGCACACCCTGCGACACAGGTTCGCGACCGTGCTCGCCGACGAAGGCGCGGACCTCCGCGATATCCAGGAATTGATGGGGCACGAGAGCCTGGCGACCACCATGCGGTACCTCGCTTACTCGACCCGACGTGGAGCGGCGTCCGTCGACTCGCTCGCGTCGCACTTGTGCCCCTCGCGGTCGTCGGCATCGAGAATGGAACAGCGCAGTCACAAGTAGGTGTCACATCTAGGAGGTCGGCCAGCGGGCACGAGGGGATGCCCATATGGTCTCCGAATGCCCGCTCGCCGGTCCCCCTGGATGAATGAACGCGCCCAGTTGCTCGTGCGCTATCTCGCTGAGCAGCACGCCCTGAACATGACCGAGGCCATGGCGCGAGAGCGTATTTCGGCGAAAGTCGACCTGACCGCCGAGCTGATGGGCATCAGCCGGCAGTCGGCCAAGGCCTACGTCGATGAGGACTACGTGCGCCGGATGGCCGATAGCTTCGCGGCAGCGGTCCGAGACTTACAAGCTCGGTCACCGCGCCGTGGACTGAGAGCGGTGCCCGACCAGTCTGGAATCGCGACGGAATAGCAATAACCCTGCGCATGCCGCCGAAACGTGCAGGTCGGATGGGTATCGCTTCGCACTCCTATTGCGGTGGCAAACTCGGCGGCGATACCATCCGGCAATGAGTGGAGGGGTCCTCGGGGTTTCGCCAGAAGAGTTGCAGCGGGTTTCGCGATTGGTCACCGCGACCGCAGGCGGTTTGGCGACGGAGCTGGATGCCCTCGACGCCGAGGTGTCGCGGTTTGTCGGCTCCGGTTGGTCTGGTGGGTCGGCGAGCGCGTTCACCACGCGGTGGTTCCAGTGGTACGAGGGCGCCAAGCTGGTACACCAGGGCCTTGCGCAGATGGGCAGCTTGTTGGCGAGCACCGGGGATGCGTTCGTGGGCCAGGATGCGGCCACCGCCGCCAACGTCAACGCCGCTGACGGAATGTAGGGGGAGAAGATGTCAGGTGAATTCGGCGTTGTGCCCGACGAGCTCATGCGGATCATCGAACGCATGGCAGAGGTTGAGCAGCGAGCCGAGGCGTCGATAGCGGCCATGGACACCGAGGTTCACAACCTGCACGCCACCTTCACAGGTGAAGCTGCCACGGCCCACACGCAGGCGCACGAGAAGTGGGCCAAGGGCGCCGAGCAGATGCGCGAAGCGCTCAAGGGCCTACGTAGCGCGAGCCACGCCGCGCACGGCAATTACACAGGCGCCGCTGCCAAGAACATGCAGAACTGGGCATAGCGCGATGGCACCCCCGATTCATGTCGACCCGGTTGCCCTCGATGGCGCCGGTAGAACGGTCTCCAGCTCGGTGGGCGGGTGGGGCTCTGCGCTGTCGGCATTGCAGTCGGCGCTGTCGAGTTCGGCCGGTATGGGTGGGGATGACCCCGCCGGGATCGTGTTCGCGCGATCGTATGACTCGTCAGCCAAGGAACTCCTTGAGGCGATGGTGGACGTGTCCAACGGTGCCGGGCGGGCCGCTGACGGCATCCGGGCCTCGGCGACCAACTATTCGCGTGCCGAGGTGGCATCCAACATCGACGGCAAGGGCGGCGACCCACTGCCCGCCGCCTCACCCACTCCCGCGGTGAAGGCCGGGACCCCACCGTCTGCGGTGGGTAGCGATGTTGGCGACCCACCCGGTTGGTTCCTGGTGGAGCCGTTCATCGGAATGATTTGGCCCAATGGTGATTCGGCGAAGCTGCGCGCCGCTGGCGCCGCGTGGACGGCTGCCGGTGCGGCATTCACCGCTCAGCAGGCCGGACTAGCGGGGGCGCAGGCAACCGCGCAGGCCCAGCAGATCCCCGAAGGTCCCAAGATCGATAGCGCGTTCAAGACGATTGACGGTGCTGTCGGCGAGGTCGGCGGCATGTGCAGCACCATGGGCACCAAGCTCAACGACTACGCGGCCAAGATCGATACGGCGCACGCATCGATACTGGACCTGTTGGCCCGCTTGGTAAATCCGCTGACCGGTGCCAAACAGGTCGTGGACTGGATTACCGGCGAAGACGACGACGAAATAAAGAAAATCGCCGCCGACATCCGCAACATCGTCAACCAGTTCAAGTCGGAAGTGCAGTCGCTCGCGCTGCTGCTGGCGCCGATCATCCAGGGCGCATCGATGGTCATCGACACCCTAAAGTCGTTGGTACAGATGCAGGTTGAGCTTTTCGGAAACGAGATATACAACACCGTGGCCCCGGTAGTGAACGCCACTGCATCCTTGGGGCAGGCCATGATCGACAACCCCGGCCAGACAATCCAGATGGCAGCTGGAGTCGGCATGATGGCGGTCGGCTACGACATGATGGCTGCGGCGGGCGTCGGTGAGGTCTTCACCGGTGGGGCCGCGACACCGGTCGCGGCGCCTGTCGCTGTTGCCGGGGCGGGCTTACTCGCTGGTGGCGCGGTCGTCGCCATACCGCCAGCCCTCGACCTCTCGAAAGAGGCTGCGGTCAACGGCGTGACGGTGATGGAGGCCCGGACTGGACGACCCGGCGAGGGCATCAACCGTGGCGACGACCGCGATTCCATCGGCACATTCACAGGCCGAGGCGGCACAGCCCGAGGATACGGTCGCCAACCAGAGGCAGAGGGTATCGATCGTTATCGGCGCGCTAACCCGGACGAATGGGTGAGCACTGAGCGTCGTAAGGCCAAGGTCGATGGGGTCGAGAATGGCCGCTACTACGATGGTTTGGCGCAGAAGTCAGACGGCACTTACAAAGGTATTGAGGTCAAATCCGGTGATGCCACACGCAATGCAGAGCAGCGAGCGTTCGACTCGGCCGTAACTCCAGAGAATCCGGCCTACGTTACGATCACAAACAGGAGCGGGGAAGTCGAGACGGTGAAAGTCACTGAGGTAGAGGTAATTAAGGTGGCGGGCGAATGAGTCTTGAGCGCAATGGTTTTCAGATGCATACATACACTACCGACAAAGATTTCATTATGTGGATGGGCGCTGAGCCAGGGAAGGCGCACCGGCAGATCGAAATAAATATCAACTCGATCGGCGAAGATCGGGATGGTGTCGCAGACGTGGCGTTCTCGATCTATAAGGTCCCCGATGGCACTGAGTACGACGAGTTCCCATACCCTCATGAGTGGATTCAGACTTGCGGGGCCACCGCCGAGCGCCTGACCGTCGAAATCCGCCGGAAAGAGTCCGATGGCGTTCGGCGTATGTACACCATCGGACGGCCTTCTGCGGCAAATGAATCCGAGCAGTCAGAGACGGTCTACAACGGCGACAGTGAGTACCTGGTACGACCGTCAGAGGTCCTATCCGCCGCTGAAGCTATCGAGCTGTTCCAGCACTACTACAACCACCTGGACGTTGCGCCGGGCTGGCACTTGCGCGAGCAACCCGAATTCGCCGACGCCGGGTAGGGGGCATGCCCGCCGCGATGTGAGCACTCCTGTAACCACTTCTGACCTGGGCGTGATCTTGTAATCTGCCGTCCATGGCGAGAGAGATGGGCACCCCGGCGAAAGCGTTGTGGGTGTGTCTGGGGGTATTTGTCGGGCTGCTGGCGTTCATGGCGGCGTGCGCAATAGGGCTGTCGGGCCAATCCGGAAACGTTGGTGTGAGCGTTGAAGTGAGGCAAAAGTACGCGATCGAGACATGCCAGTCCGCTCTCATGAAGCGCATGCGTGACCCTGAGAGTGCGAAGTTCGCCGATGAGGTGGCCCGTGAAGGCGTGGCGCATGGAGGTGGTCGCGATCCCGAGTTGGACTACTCGCCCGACCGCGGTGATATTTACTTTACGGTGACGGGCAATGTCAACGCCAAGAACGCGTTTGGTGGTTACACGGGGATGCGTCCCTACACCTGCGATGCGGTGGTGGACAGAAACGGCACAACGCAAAGCCGGGCCCGCGTGCTGGATTAGTGCACTAGAAACACGAATAGCGCCCCTCACCGGGTCGGGGTGAGGGGCGTTATTTCGTTGGCCTGCAATCAGTGTGGGCTCTCTACACCTCGTCGACCAGCTCTGCTGGTAGTTCGGGTGTGGGCGTTTCGGGTCTGTGTTGTCGCGCCCAGCCCATCCATTCGCGGATGTGTCGGACGGCTGCGCGGAGTTTGTCACGATATTGGTCGCGCTGGCCTACGACGATGGCTAGTTGAGCTTCCAGGTCGCGGACTTTGCGCGAGGTGCGGGCTTGCCAGGCGCCCAGGATGGCGACGATGGCGCCGCCGACGGCTTGGATCTGGTCGGGGCTCACCGGCCGCTGCCCGCCACGAGCTTGAACAGGCTGGACGGTACGACCGCCTTGGTGGCCGAGGCGGTACCGGATCGGCCCAGCTTGATCGATGCCGCAGAGAAGATGAGCGATACCGCCAGCGTCCCGGCGCCGACATTGATACCGCTCTGCCAATCGATCTCGGTCAGGGCTGCGTTCACCGCGGCGTCGGCCAGGTTGGCGCCGACGATGAAGCCACCCGCGAACGTCTTGATAGCGCGCTCGGCAGCGTCAACGGCGGCGTCCTTGAGCCAGGGCGGGATGGTGATGTGCATGACGGTCCTCTCGGCGGTTGGGTTGTGGATAACTGCGTTTGGGCAGTTCAGGGGGAGTTTTTTCGATGGCGCCATGGATAGGGAACGCTACGGTGTGGGGAGTCCCTGCGCGCTCTCCTCGCGCGGGGGCGGACTGATCTACGCGGCTATGGCGGGGGTGCGGCTGGCCCAGTCGCGCACGTGCTGGATGGCGAGGCCGAGATAGGTTTGGCCGGGCCAGACCTCGCGGTATTCGTATTGAATATGCGCGGCGGTCGGTGGGCTGGTGGTGACGAAACGCAGCGCGATCAAGGCGGCCTGCGCCGCGGCCGCGGGCCCGGTGAGCTTGTTGATATCGCCCCAGCCGAGTAGTCCCTGTAGACCGCCGAGCACCATGGGTAGGCCGAGCGCGGCGATACCGTTGGGGCCACCAGTGAGCGCGCCGAATATGGCGGGCAGCTCGACACCCAATGCCTTGGCGGCGATTTCGGGGATTTTGGGCAGGATGGCACCAGCGGCCCCGAGTGGGTCAGTGATCTGGAATGCGGTCACCATGTCGAAACAGTCGTCCATGATGTCCCCGACCACCCCGAGGGGGATGTTGCCGTACATGTCGCCAGGGTCGGTGAGCCAGCAGTGCCGGTAGTCGGTGACATCGCCGAACCGCCACGATGAAATACCCTGTCCCGCCAGGATTGGGCCGCCGTAGTAGCTGCCACCGTGGGGCCGGGTGGGGTCACCAAAGCTGAATGAGCACAGGTAGTTGTCCGGGTAGTGCTCGGCCAGCCACGCGCGGAACCGGGCGCCCGCGACCGCGCCGGCCGAGTATCCGCCGATGACAACCTTGATGTTGGGGTTGGCGCGGTAGCGCTCGGCGAAGATGCGTTGTGCGTCGGCCACGGCGATGTCGACGGCCTTGGCCATCGAAATGTCGTTGATGCTGCCCGCGGCGCCGACCGGGAGTCCGCCCATGGTTGCGGCGAATTCGGGGTGCACTTCCTCAACGAGGTTGGCCACGGCCTGCATGACGCGAGATACGTAGTCTTGGCCGATGACTCCTCCGGTGCCCCGGAACATTAGGCCCAGGTGGCGGTTGGCGGGCGGGGCCGGGGGCGCAATGCCCAGCGCGCGTAGGTCATCATCGGACACCTGCCCGGTGGGGATCTGGCCGGTGCGGCGCTGATATTCGGCGGCCCACAGGGCAGCGCGCGGCCCGAACTCGTCGGTGTCGCGGGGCAGCGGCCCCAGCAGCCGGGTGTACAGCGGCCCAAACCAGTCGTTCATCACGGCCCGCCACTGACGGACCGTTTCATTGCAGTCTCCGATGCGGATCACTTGGACCACACCTTGTCGCGCAGCGTCATACCCTTCGATGCCCAGTCAGGATGTCCTGGCCCGAGTTGTTCGGCGATGTATTCAAGTAGCTTGCGGTCGGGAGCTTCTTGGACGAATTGCTGGTGTAGCACAATAGGATCGACCGCCGGGGGCTGCGCGGGCGCGTAGATGCCGAGGTATCCGGCGCGCAGCTTGGCGGCGAACGCGTCATTGCGCTTGTCGCCCTCGGGCCAGGCCATCTGGTAGTGCATCTCGTCGGGGCGCGACCAGTCGCGGCCCCAGAACACCGAGCCCTCGAACAGCGCCAGGCCCTTGCGGACCTTGGCCTGCGTGGCGGCATCCATCGTGTACCGCTGCCAGGGGTACTTGGGTGCCATCACGTCAACAGCGGTGCCTGCCAGGTGATTACTGTTGGCGACATCGTTTGTGGCCGACCAGCCCCACACGGGCGAGGTGATCTCTTCGACGTTGCGGTCATACCAGTACAGCCAGGCGCCCAGGATGGTCAGCGGGGCGCCCTTGCGCAGCGGTGCGGTATCGACGAGGTACAGCTCGTCGATGCGTACGATGTCGCATTCGTCCCGGTTGCACATACGCCAACCGTTCTCGGACACCGTATTGCCGTATGCGGTGCGGAAACTCATCGGGTGTACTTCCTTTCGATGCGGGGGTCGATCTCTTGGGCGTAGGAGGACAGGCGGTCGGATGCCCACCAGCCCAGCCGGAATGAGATGGCGGCAAGTGCGGAGTAGAAGGCCGAGTGCTTGAGAAGCTGGCGGGCCATGACTACACCCCCCAGAACTTGAATGTTGGTGTGACATCGACTTGTAACGGCTGCGATCCGTCGTTGACGGTCAGGGAGACCGGTAGTGCCTCGGTGCGCAGCAGGGTCGCGCCGTTGAACACGCCGTACCGGTTGATCACCGTGCCGTTGGCCACGGTGCCGCCAGGTACCGAGATGGTTACCAGCGAGCCGGTGGATGATGCCTTGTCGATGCCGGATTCGGTGACATCGACTGGGGTGGCCCAGGTGGTGTCGGCGTAGGCGGTGCCTACCCGGGTGGAACCGGCGAATAGCCCGATTCGGTTGCCGAGTGCGGTGATTGCGGCGCAGCAGGCGCGTCGGTGCGGTGCTTGGTATTCGGACATGCGGGGGCCTTTCTGTTGGTTACGGGGTTTCCCAGGTGGTCCATCCGCTGATGCGCGGGGTGTATCCCAGCGCGACGTTGCGGGGTGATTCGGTCGTCCATTGGTGGTCTCTGTAAGGGGCGATGACGGATTTCAGGTAGGCGCATCCGAGTTGGCCCTCGATCATCAGGCCACCGAAGGGCTGGTAATCGCCTGTGATGACGTAGGTTTCGTTGACCTGGTACCAGAGGTAGCCCTCGGTGTTGGCCGGAAGGCTGCCGTCGTCAAAGTCTCAGATGGTGGTGTTGAGCTTGGGGACGTATTGCAGGAGGCATTCGCCGACGTTCGGGTCGTGTGGGGCCGCGTCGAGGTAGTAGTTTCCGTTGATCAGTCCGATTGCGCCGTCGTTCATGTAGATGTCGAAATAGGAGGTTTCGCGTCTGCTGTAGAAGTGGATTCGGAATGAGTAGTTGTCGATGTCGTTGGGGTTGGCCATGTTTGGGTGATCCCTCCTGCGGTTACTGGTATGCGCGGCACCAGGCGCCGCCTGCGCCGCCGACGCCGCCGGGGCCGCCGAAGTTGGCACCGCCGGCACCGGCACCGCCGGGCGCGTAGCCCGTTCCGCCATCGGAGGTTTGCGTGGCACCACCCGGGTAGGTCACGCCGTTGTAGGTCTTGTCGCCCGGGCCGGGGCCGTCGTTGGCGTTGATGCCGGTGGGGTGCCGCGGGCCACCAGCGCCGCCAGCAGCGGACAGGCCCGCCCACCCGTCGCCGATAGCGGTGGTTGCCGCACCTGGGCCACCCGCGGTTCCGGCGAAACCGCCGCTACCCTTTGCGCCGCCTGCGCCGATGACGAATGTCAGGGTTGTTGTGGTCCAGGGAATGTGGATGCCGCGCTCCAAAGTGGTGGTGGCCCAGGTTCCCGGGCTGCCGGGGAAGCCGCCGAGTAGGTAGAACGTGCCCGAGCTCGCACCGCCGCCGCCAGCGCCGACCAGCGCCAGATCGAGATAGCGGCACCACACCGGGATCGGGACCACGGTCGTGCCGACTGCGGTGATCGCGGTCAGCGCTGCCGGTTGCGGACTGAACCGGGCGGTGGCGGTATCGGTCCCGATGGCTTGACTGGCGCTGGAGGGAAGCCGAACCCGCGACAGCACCGCGATATCGGCGGCCGTGGCGGCACCGACGGCGGCCCCGCGGGGGAGCATCTGCGCCATCTCGGCGGCCACGGCCGAATCAGTGGCGCGCACACCGGAGCGGGCCGAGTCGGCACCTATCCCGGCGTCTCGTGCAGCCACGCGCAGCTTCGCCCGCGCCAGGTCGGCGCCCCGGCCGGCATCACTGGCGCGTAGGCCCACTCCTGCGACGGCGAGGTCTGCGCTAACACCCTGATCGATGCCCGTGTGGGCCACCCGCAGCAGATGGGCCAGATCGGCGCCGACTGCCGAGTCCGCGACAGTGACCCGTGGCATCCAGACCCACTTGCCCATGGATGGCGGCGAGGGCGGATCGGGCTTGGTCGACCACCTACTCGATTGCCCCGAGGGCGCAGACGGATTGGTGGACCAGGGCATCAGACCGCCTTGATCGCGGCGTACCCCGCGGCACCCCAGCCGCCGGTACCGGCGCTGCCCCCGGTACCACCGGCACCGCCCGCGCCGCCGCCGCCGGGCCCGTTGCCCGGGGCTCCGTTGGCCGCACCTACCGACGCGCTGGGCGGGGTGTTCTGCCCGCCCTTGAACAGGCGCGCGGAGAACCCAAGATCGCCGGGGCCGTAGCCCACCGAGTCGCGGTTGTAGAAGCTGCCATAGGCCAGGCGCCCCAGTCGGCCACCAGCGCAGCGCAGAATTTCGCTGTTGTCGGTGCCGTTGCGGAACACGATGTCGTGGCCCGGCTTGCCGTCGGTCTCCTTGCTGCCGGGCTCGCCGCCAATACCTGTGGGTGAACCCACACGCTCGGACTGCACCGTGATCTGAGTGACGGACACCGGGATGTCGACGCCGCGCTCCAGCCGTAGCGAGTTCCAGGAACCGCCGCCGCCACCCTCGCCGGGCTTGTTCCAGCCGCCGTCACCGCCGCCGCCCCCACCACCGCCACCGCAGCCCGCCAGGTACAGCACGGTGCTGGCGCTGGGGATGTCGTAGACGGACAGGGGCAGGTTCGCCCCGGTGGGTGAGTACTCGGTCCATTGATCTGCCAAGTTGGTCGACTCGCCCAGGGCGCCCCATACCGGCGTGAATTCCACGTGCCCGCCCACCAGGGTGGGCAGGGAGGTGTAGCCGGTGCCGCCGTCCTGGGTGAAGAACAGGGGGATGTTCTGCACGACTTCCAGCACGGTCGGCATGGCCGGTGTGGTGTAGAGGCCCTGCGGGTTGCCGACCTGCAGCACACCGATGAACGCGGTGTGGCCCTTGGGCACCGTCAATCCCGGCGACGGAATTGTCAGAGCTTGCACGCGGCTGGTGCCCGATAGCCGTGCCTTGACGTTCCCGAGGTCGACGGCCTTCTGAATTTGCAGCGACTCATTGATCCGGTACACGCCCACGTAGCACTGCGTCATGCCATTGCCGGTGATGGCGAATTTCACGGTTCGATACGTGCGCTCAACACCCGGCGTGATGGGGATGAACACCAGCTTTTGGTCGGCCGGCACGAATGTCGACTGTGCATTGATGATGGGGAACGACACATCGTCGTTGATGCCTGTGGACATCCAGCGAGGGGTCAGTCGTGGCAGGTTCACAACGTCGGTGGCGTACACCGCGGCCGCGTACGCGTCATCGGCCTTCTTCTTGAGGGCAGCGGTCGCGGTGGAAACATCGACAGGACCCCTGCCGCTAGATCCGTCCCCAAATACCGCGTTCCATAAGTTGTTCCACGTGTCCTTGAGGTCTTCTCCGATGTCGGTGCTGCCGATCGGGCTGTGCACCTTGGCCGGGGGCAGCTTCGGGATATTGCCCAACCCGAGTAGCCCGATGATTTCCTCGGCGGTGATCTTGCCGTCGGCGGTGATCGCGGCGAATCGCTGCTCGAAATCGTCGATGTCCGAATTGGCTTTGCCGCCAAGGGTGTCAAAGAACGATCTCCACTTGCCGAGCAGCGGCCCGAGGTTCGACATGACCGAGGTGACGTTAGAGAAGTGGATGCGGCCGCCGCTGGCGCCCTCGGTGACCACCAGGGTCACTGTCGCGGACTTGACCGATCCGTCGGTCGGCACCGTCCACGAGCCAGTCAGGCTGGCACGTATCCAGGACGAATCCGCGGCCACGGGCTGAATTTTCTTGATGACGATATCGGGGAGCTTGGTGCCATCGGTGGCAAACGGGGTGATGCACAACCGGATCGGATTGGACCCCGCTGCAGCCGAGACGCCTTGCCACATCGCCGATGCGGAGATGTCCACCGCCTGGCCGGCAGCTACGTTGAACGGGTCTTTGATGCTGATCGCATGCAGCTGGCCATCGGCGTTGAGGTAGATCGACTTGCCCGACAGGTGCCCGTTCTGGGCGGCGTCGAATCGCCAGTACGGGTTGTCCTCGACCATCTTCGGGTCGGTGAATCCGCCAGCGCCGCCCAGTAGGTCGTGGGCCACATCAGCCACCCACGACGCCGGTATAACGCCCTTGAGGAACTGGCCCGCCACCTTGGCGATAGCAGTCAGGATCGATTCGGGGTGGGCCAGATCGATGCCAGCCAGGGCGTTGCGGATACCGAGGGCCCATGTCCCTAAATCATTTTCGTCGCCGTCCTCGATCCCGGTCAGCAGCTCGACCAGATCGCCGAGACCAGGTTTGTCTTTGGCCCACTCGCGCAGCTGATCAAACGAACCCACACCGGGAATGAGGTGCCCCATGACCGCGAGCACCACGCGACCGAGGAACTGCTCAATGAACCCCTTGCCGAACTCCTGGAGCTCTTGGGCTGTGAACGGCCTCGTGAGACCGCCACCCTGCTCGCGGTGTACCGGGGCCGAGGGGACATCTCTTGCCCAATCGGGGATCTCGGGCAGGTTGTCGCTCACAGCGGCCAGGCCTCTATGTTGAAGTGCGACATCGCGGCGGTGGCGGTGTACGTCGATGTGCCAGTTTGGCGCTCGCACCGGATGTGTACGGTGGCCGAGGTGCCAGCGGGAATGGTGTCGTAGTCGTCGGTGGTGCTGCCGGGGCCGATGGGCTTGCCCGGTGAGAACGCCAGCCGATCAGTCTGGGCGATGCCCACGCAGCGGCCCACGATGTTGCCGTTGGCCTCGCCGTTGATCCGGGCCAGCAGATTCACGCGCACGTCGGCCGCTTCGCCGGTAACGACCGTTTGGCCTTGCGCGCGGATACGCCGAGGCCACGGGCGGGGAGGGATGTCGATCGCGGCCATAGTCCCGTTCGCGTTGCCCGTACCGATGTTCTTGATCTCGCCCGGGTAGAACACCTCGGCAACCTTTTGCGGCACAAGCTCAAAACCGAGCAGGTCGGTTTTGACGGCCGGAATCCACCCCGCCTTGGGATTAGTCGACAGGTCCAGCGGATTCCAGCGTGTCGCGCCGTCTTTACCGGTCTTGCCGGTGTGTAGCGCCAGGTGCATCTTCCACCTGCCGGGCGTGTTGTCCGTTGGGGGAGTAATGAGTTCGAAAAATGCTGAATCGGGTGTCGCGTCTTCGGGGGCCAGTGGTGTCAGGTCGATCTTCTCGTCGAACTCGGCGTGCTTTCCGGGCGGGCCCTGCTCGACCCCGGACACCCCTCCCATGATTCCGCCGTCTTCGCGCAGCAGCACGTGCGCCACCCCGGTGCCGTCGACCGGGACCAGGGTGTAGCCCTGTCCCTGGTAGTAGCGTGCGCCGTTGAAATCGACGATAGGCCAAGCCATGTGGGTTACCTCCGGTTAGGACTGGGGGGCCAGTGTGATGACGTTGATGGCTTCGAATGCGCCAGTGATGAAGCGTTGAATCCTGCCCAAGGGGGCCTCGTCGCGGCGGCCGTCACCGAGCTGCACCAAGGTGGTCTGCTCGGTGGGGGTGATGCGCCACATGGTGTTTTCGATGTAGTCGGTGATCATCTTGGTTCGGCGGTGATACACCAGCGACATCAGGCCGCCCTCGAAAATGTCTCGGCCCAAGGCATATTGGTCACCGTTGCGGAAAGTGACCTGCGCCGTGGTAGCACCTTGGGCATCGAAAATCGCGTTGATGAACGCGAACATGGTTTCGATGTTGTACGGGGCGCTGGCGGTCGGGTAGAACCGCTCGATCGCCGGATGAAAAGGGCCCACCTCGTCGCGGACCTGGTACACCTGGACCATCTGGAACGCCAGGAAGCTGTTGTTCAGGAATCCCGAGAGCAGATCCGACGGGATGCCGGAGAACCCGACCACGATCATCAGCGAATCGATCAACCATGCGAAGGTGGCATTCATTAAGTCGTTCAACCACTTTGGAGAACGGCCGCCGATGATGTGTTGCCAGCCCTCGGGGGTGTGGTCGGCGATTTCGCAGTTGATGATGTTGGAGTCCTCGCCCTCTTCGGGGGCGACGACGTAGGCGTAGGGCTGCTCGAAATCGACACCGAGCTTGGGGGCGTAGAACACCCCGTTCATACCGGGTACCTGCTGGATGACTGGCTTGAAGATGTCACCGAGTGATCCGCCGAGGTCGATCACCGTCTTGATCACCGAATCGGCAACGGTTTTGGTGGGCCCCGAGATCTGCTGGCGGTCCCGGGTGGAAAACACGTAGGTGGGCGAATCGAGGTTGGCCCACTTGTCCGGTTGCGGGTCACCCGGGCGCCACAGGTCCATGCGGGTGTCCACACCGTAGGCGCGGGTGACATCCTTGATGACCGTTCCGCAGGTTTCCATGCGAACGGTCTTGGCGCACATGGGCGATGTGTCCAGGAACGGGTTGGTGCGCTGCACATAGGTGGGGGTGCGCAGCATCTTGCCGAAGGTCTGCACCGAGAGCTTGTCGCGCTTGAGGGCTTGCAAGATGGTGCCCATCCATGCCCGGATGTCGCCGTTGAGTGACAGGCCGTTGTTGACGAACTCCAGCCACCCGGACTGGATGCGCAGCGCGCATTCGGCGACCATGTTCTCCACGCAGGTCTGTAGCGCCCAGATGAAGATTGCGTGCGAAATGGGCTGGGCGGCAAGGGGAAGCCACCACGTCGGCCAGATCACGTAGTAGTTCAGGATGTCCCAAATGCCGCGCATCTCGACATTGCCTGTCCACGCGCCCTTTTCGTAGCGGTAGCGGTGAACCTTGGTGTAGAAGTTCTGTCGGCTGCCGGCGGTCTCCATCTCGACCCCGACCAGGGTGTTGCGGCAGTCCATGAACATCTGGATCAGTGGCGAGCTGCCCTTGAGCATCAGCTTTCCGGTGGGGCAGTCGTTGCGCGGCCGGGCGCCCGAACCCTCCATCAGGTCAGAGCCCACCGAGGCCATCGGGGTCCACATCTTGTCGCAGACGGTGAACCGATAGCTGGTGTCGACCTTCGAGTTTTTCTCGGTCAGGGCGCGGGCGGTGGTGGCGATCCGCGCGATATCGCCCGAGCGCTTGGCGGCCTCCCAGCGCTGCTCATCGGATATGGGCATCACGAGATGGCCCCTGGATCGCAGGGGCGCAACGCATTGCGCATTAGAGCGGGTATCTCCGTCGCGGCGTGCCCGAGGCGATGATCTTGGAGTCGGCGTTGCCGCCCTCGATCGAGACCTTCACGAAATACGGCTGCGCGGGATTGCCCGGTGATTTCGGTGGTATCGCCGCGTTCTTGGAGAAGCGGCCCTTGAGGTACTTGTACAGCGGGCCTTGCGGCGGGGTGATGCCGAACTGCGACTTGATCTGATCGGCGAACGCCGTACCGTTCATGCCCGCAAAGCTCATGAACTTCTCGATCGCCTCCTGGAACAAATCGAGTTCCTGCGGTGAGGGCGGCACCGAGGTTAGGTCTTTCACCAAGGTGGTGTGCACGCGCGGATCGGTGCGCAAAAACACCACCTGATTGGGTAGCAGCGGCCCGAATTCGACATATTGGTCCGAGCCGGGCCCGTCGTAGATTTTGACCTTGGTGAACGGCCCGAACAGCACGTAGTCGTCGTACATGTCCTGATCACCGATGTTGATGCGCTTGAGGAACCCGGTTTGCGCCACGGCAGCGTTATCGCCCGCGGCCAGCTTGCGGATAGCGGACGGCGTTGCCTGGCTGATCACCGCACCGGCAGCGAACATGCCGTTGCCGACGCCCCGATGCGCTGCCCCCAGAGGCGAGCCCGTGCCGGTTTCGGTGACCGACAAGATCTCCATGTCGTTGCGCAGCACGCGGAACGTGCGCGGGTGATCCTCGGTGCCGCACACCAGTGTGAACTTCTCGCCCGGCAGCGGCCCGATGGGGATGGCCAGCGGCCAGCTGCGCAAGGTGGTCTCAACGAAGTTGATCGTGTAGTACAGGCGCAGGTATCCGGCGCCGTACTCGACGAACACCCCGTCGCCCGCCCAGCTGCCGTCAGGATTGCGGTTCATGCGCGCGCCCAGGATGTTTCGGCCCGAGTCGGGCACCGACCACTCCTGAAATCCCCCGTGCACCTGGGAGACGACCTGGTTATCGGTATCGGTGGCGAAATCGGGCCAGGGCCCGTTGATGACCCGGCGCCATTGGGTGCCAAACCCGTGTTCGGGGTCGTCCCACCAACGCATTTGGTCGTTGTAGGACGTGCAGAACCCGCCGCCGGGGCCGCTGTAGCGCTGCGGAACCGCGCCGAGATCCTTGGTTTGGCGATGATCGGTCGCGAAGGTGTCGGTAATCGCGTCGTAGGTGAACGCGAAGGAGTCCGCGTGGTCGAACGACTTCCAGGTGCCGGTGTCGGCCTGTAGCCGCAACGTGGCTTTCTGCGAGGTGCCCTTGCGCATAGCCGAAACCGGATCGGGTTGCCCGCCTTGGAACCAGCGCACGTCGGCCCACCAGTACCCGGCATCGTGATCGAAAAAGTCCAGCCGGGAACACTTGATGGCGTCCAGCGAATCGATCAGATGCCGATAGACCCGGCGCGTGCGCGCGGCGTTGCGGCCCCGGCACTTGACCGTGAGCTTGACCTCGACCGGATCCAAAAACGCGTCGATATGGTGAACGCCATCCTCGGTCGCACCCTTCTGGGTGACGTGCTTCCATGGCGCGATGAGGCCTTCGAGGTCGATCAAATGCACGGCTTCTGGCGCCGTGTACGGGTCGGGAATCGCGTATCCGCCGATCATGAACATCTCGACCGACCCGTCAAAGGCGGTCAGGCGCATCATGGGCTTTTCGCCGTTGACGAGGTGATACCAGCCATGGGGTGTGACGGGGTTGGCCGGATAGCGGATCGTCACGGTCACATCCCCGGCCCGGAGTTGCGGGCTTGCTGATGGAATGCGATATCGCGGCCGGTGCCGTCCTCGGTGGCGCGGTTGTTGGTGACGTGGATGTTTGTGTCGCCCGCCTTGACTGGGCCGCCTTGGGCGTTCGGGTCGCCCTGATTGGGGTTTGGTGGCGCGGTCGCCTTGCCGGCCACGTTCGGGATCGCCGGGGCAGCACCAGCGACACCACCGAGGATCTTGGTCAGCCAGCTCTTGTTGGCCAGCTCCGAGCCCGCGGTCGGCAGCACCGTATCCATCAAGCCCTGCACCCCGATACCTGCGGCCTGTGCACCGAACTGAATCGCCCTGTTGGCCAGCTTGATTCCGGTCTGCGCTGCCTGCCCGGCACCTGGGGCGAAGATGTCGGCCGCCGAGGCGGCCATCCCGATCGCGGTATCGATGGTGCCGCCGGGAGTGATACCGACCCCGCCTGCACCCGAACCGGTCGCCGGTTCCACACCACCAATGCGCGTCGATGACGGGCTCCACGCCTGCGCAGGCCCGGTAGCCCCACCCCACCCGCCGCCAGCGGCCGGAATACCCGCTGTCAGGGCAGGATTGGTCAACGTCGGATCGCTCATCACCGGATCGGTGACCGCTAAGCCAGGACCGGCCGTCTTGGGGTAGAGCGCCCGATAATCGACCGTGGGCCCGATCGGCTGCGGCGACGGTGCGCTCGACGTGCCCGAACCAAGGGGCATGTAGTACTGCTTGGGGAACTGCTTATCGAGGGCACCGGCCGCCGAGCCTCCCAGCATCGGGCCGTGTCCTCCACCAGATTCGAAATTCATGCCGTTGGGCAGCGTCGCGGCCATGTGGCCCTGCTGCCCCGGCAGGGGATTCACACCGACATTGAAGGCCCCCGGCTGATATCCGGGCAGGAAACCGAGCTTGGCAGCGCTGGCATCGGTGGCGAACGCAGTGGTATCGAACAGCCGTGCCGGTGAGGACTTCCCGTCGCGCAGCACCTCCACCAAATCCGAGACGGCACCCGAGCAGTCGGCCAGCCCGTTCTGCAGATCAGATGCCGGAGCGTACTTTCCGCCACGCGCGGCCAATGCATACATCGCGGCGAGGTTGGGGGTTACACCCTGTTGCAGCGCCATCGGCCCGATGCCCGCCATGGCAACGTCCTGGGCAACACCTGTGTACTGCGGCCCAAACACGCCCTGGGCGGCCAGGATGCCCATAGCGCCGTATCCGCCCTTGGACGGGTTGAGTTGGCTGACCGCGCCGAGCTGGCCAAGGATCGGGGCCGCCGCCATATTGGCCAGGAACTTGGTCAGATTCTCGGCCAGCCCCGGCAGGCCCTTGGAGATCCCGAAATCCTTGTCTAGTGCGGCACCGATCTGGCCCATGCCGTCGGCGAGGCCCTGCGTAGAGCTCTCCAGCTTCTTCCACGTACCTTGCTGCGCCTCAGCCAGTTTCATCTGCGCCGAAACGTACGAGCGTTCGGCGTCGGCAACCTGGTTGCGCGCTCGCAGTAGTGCGTCCTGATCGGCGTTACCCTGCTGCTCCAGCCGGATCAACGCAATGCGGTCTTGCTCCAGAGAGTTCTTGGCCCGGATCGCCGACGACTCAGCGTCATACACCCGCATGGGGTCGACCTCGTAGCGACCGAGACCGGGCCCGCCCTTGGGAGACGAAACGAGCACCCCGGGCGCTGCGGTGGGCGCCGTGGCCAATCCTGGCGGCATGGCAACGGGCTTTGACTCCACCGACCAAAGACTCGGATCGATCGGGGCCTTGGTCTTGTCGTCGTCCCCGGCCGGTGCGATCGGCTTCCTGTCGCCTGCCTGCGGACCGTTATCGACAGCATTGCCGCGCTGGGCATCCGGCGGGGGCAGGGCGGTCCCGGGGGCGAGCGCGCTGCCGAGCAGTGTCCGTGCTGAGTTGTCGCCGGGTGCCGGAGGCAGGACGGTTGAGCCCGCGCCCGGCGCACCGGGAAGGGTGTTGGCCAGGATGTCGGTACCGGGATGCGTACCGCCGAGCGGTGCAGCGTATTGCGGCGGTGGCGGCGAGGAACTGAACAGATCCTTGATCATCGTCGGGATGTCCCTGATGACAGGCAGATCCACAAACCAATCCGAGATACTGGTCTTTAGGTCGGTGAACCACTGATCGACCGTCTTGGTTGCGCTTTCCCATTCGGACTTGAACGTCTCCGTCGCGGTCTTAGTCGATCGCTGCGAGGTGTCTTGCAGATCCTTGAACTGGTTTTTAGCCGGGTCGAGGTCGAGTTTGTTGACAGCATCGCCCATGTCCTCCCACTGCGTGCCGAAAAGGCGTTGCCACACAAGGGCTTGCTGAACCGGGTCATCTAGATTGCGTAGTCCGGTGAGCACCGCTGCAAATGCTTGGTGTGCTTGCTCGCCGCCTGCGGAGAAGCGCCGTCCCATCTCGTCGGCGTTGAACCCCAGCGCCTCGAAACCTTCCTTGGTTGACTTGCTGCCGTCGACCGCGCGGATGCTGAATTCCTTGAGGGAGTCGGCCACCTTGTCGGTGTCGCGGGCACCGCCCTCGATGCCTTGCTTGAGCAGCGTCATTGTCTCGCTGCCGGTCAGGCCGAGCTTGCGGAATTGCGTGGAGTACTCGCCGATAGAGTCGAGCCAGTCGCCGGTTACGTCCAGGCCCTTCTGTGAGCCCGCGGTGATGATGTCGAGCGCTTCGGTGACGCTATTGGCAAGGCCGGTGCGCATGAGTTGGGTCGCGGAGTGCGCGAGCTCTTGCGGGGTCTTCTCGACGACCTGCGCCACACCTTGGAGCTGCTGAATCGTGTACTGAATTTCGTCATCGGGCGAGTTGGGCTTGATCAGGTTGTTGCGCAGGGCCGCTTGAGCGACGCTGAGGTTGTCCGCTACGGAGGCGCCGAAGTTGTTGGCGTAGGACTGACCGGCAGCCTTGGCGTAATTGCCCATCGAGGTGTCATCCAGACCCATGCGGCCCTGGAACAACTTGGTGGTGGCCGTGGTGGCCATACCTTCGGCAATGGCGTTGGAGAGCCGACTTCCGACGAGGATGCCTACGGCGGTCAAACCCAACAGGGCCGCGCCGATTGGCCCGCCAGCGGTGCCGAGTCGGGCGATCGAGGCCGCGCTGCTCACCCCGTGGGTGAATCCGCCTGAGAACCCATTGCCCATGTCGCGGCCGAGCTGGGCGGCCTGGCCAGCCTGGGCGCGCATGCCGTCAACAAGGTTGGTGTTGTTGCGTCGGCTCGCCTCGTCGGCAGCTTCTTGATACTCGCGGTATGCCCGCGTTGCGTCCCGGACAGCACGAGCCTCGGCGCGCCGCGCGTCGTTGACTTTCTCGGTCTGGCGGATGATCCGTGCGCCGTCGGCGTCGCGGTCGCGTAGCCGCTGTAGTTCGGATTCCTCGGACTTGAGTTTCCCGACGGCCGATGCTGCCTTGTCGTAGGCATCAGAAGCCCTGTCGCCCATGCGCTTAAGGGACTTCTCGACATCCTTGGAGCTGCCCGCCAGCGCGTTGGCGAAATCGCGGCCGGCATCCTTACCCGCGTTGCCGAACGTGCGGGTGGCGTCATCGGCGACCCGCTTCCACGACCGATGATCAGCGGCGGCACCGATGGGTATCTGCACGGACATGGTTCACCTCCTGATCATTGGTCGCCAAATACGTCATCTAGCAACTCTTCTCGCGCCGACTCGATGAATTCGTTTTCAGCGGAGTCAAGTTCGTGCTGTCTGCGAGAATCCAGCGGCGATGAGTACTTGGTGTACATGTATTCGTGCGGGGTGCCCGCGTACTGGCTGGCCCGGTATGCCGCGAGCTCGTTGTGTGTCTCGGCGATGATCTTCTGCATGACCGTCCAGTCGCCGTCGCGCCCAAACGGCGGCGGCGCATGGGTTTTGAACTCTGAGTCTTCGGGCAGCTGGTGGATCAGCGACAGTAGTTGGCGGCTGGAAAGCACCAGGGCGCCGCGCTCATCGCGGGTGCCCTGGTGCCAATCAGCGATGCGCACACCGCGAAAACGAAGATCGGCCTCGATCGCATTGGGCCAACGGCACCACAGCGCTACTGCCTCAATTACTTTTGGAGTCGATCTTTGTCCGCTCCTCCAGCTGGCGCTGCATCACCTTCCAGTGCGTATCGATCTGGCCGGGAACACCGCCCGCGGCGAGGAACTTGGCGTAGATGTCCTCACCCATGAGTGCGATGCACAGCTGCTCGTCAGGGTCGTAATCCTTGCCGTCCTTGAGATACGGATAGACGTTCTGCTCGATGGTCTTGCCGTCGATGAAAGGATGATCGACGGTTTCCTTGTCGAGGGCTTTCATGTCCCGCTGGTAGTCGCGGTACCGCTTGCGCTGCTCGGTATCGAGAAACGCCGGGTTGGGAAGCTCCCACATCTCGCCGTCGCCGAGATCAAAGGGCACACCTGCCATGAATCCGAGGTGATCGGCGGCCTGCTCGCGTGCCTTTCTGGGGTCGACGGGGTGTAGAACGTCCTTGGTGTCTTCGGAGCTCATGATTGTTCCTTTCGGGCTGGTGGGCTTGGGGTTTCGGGCTGGAATGGGGGTGGGGCTCACCTGGCGGGCGCAGCCCGACGCCCGCCAGGTGAGGGTTCATCAGGCGATGGTCGCGGCGGCAGACTTCGGGGTGTAGACCGAAGCGCCGTTGGTGCCGGTCACCTTCACGCGGAACTTGGTTGCACCGGCTGCCACCGTCTTGACCTTGACCGTGGTGTTGCCACCGGACGAGACCGCGGGCCCATCGAGCTCGGCGGGCAGCCAGGTGGTCCCGTCATCGACGGTGCTTTCGGCGGCGAAGGTGAACGGATCGCCAGCGCCCGTGGGGTCGGCGAATACGATCGAGGCCTTACCGGCGGCACCGGGGGTGACCGTCGGCGGGGTGTTCGACACCTTGGGGGCGCCCTGAATCGTGGTCCAGCCCTTGCCGCCGACCCATTCGCCGTCCAGGCCGGGAATCAGGATGCCCGGGTTGCGCGGATCGGGGATCAGGAAGAACGGGTCAGGTTCGAGCGAGAACTCCAGCTCGTTGGCGTCGGCGTCTTCCGTGTCCATCTTGGCCGCGCCGATCTTGGTCAGCTTGCACAGGGGGATGGGTTCGACGGTGTACAGCTTGCCGCCGGCCCGGGACCGTGCGCGCACCAAAAGCAGCTGGCGGGGAACGAAATCGGCTTCCAGCGGGGTGCCCACGAAATAGTCGCCTTGGCCCGGTTCTGCCACGAGCAGGTTGCCGTCCTCATCCTGCAGCGGAACGTTATTGCGCAGGGCCTTGACGACAGGGTTCAAGGTCTCGATCGGGGTGAACTTCACCGTCTTTTCGATCTTGGTGATGTCCTTCTCGATCGGGTAATTCGACTGCAAGATCTCCAGCGGGCTGACATCAATGTTCGGCTCACGCTCGGGGCCGCCAGTCTTGGTGTTGGCGCCGAGGAACAGCCACCCCTGGTTGGGCTCGGGGTTGTTGACCCAGTACCCGCCGACCTTGCGGCGGGCGAACAGGTCCGCGCGCAGCTTGCCATCCTTGGCCAGCGGGTTGAAGAGATGCGGGCTGATATCAGTGGCCGCGCCGCGATAGTCGCGCGCTAATACGGCAACGAGCGGGCCTCGGATAGCGAAACGGCTATCGGTGTCGGTGAATCCGCCGACGCTCCAGTCAGCGCCGGTTTCGGGTTGCGTCATGTGACGCTCCTTCCATGGGTGATGAACCGGAAAGGGTTCCGGCGATTGAGGTGCGGCGGATGCCGCGACGCGATCAGGGGACCGCGACGATCAGTTGAACGACAGGCCGAGCTCGCAGATCGCCTTGAAGCGAAAGGCGTTGTCGGCCTTGTATTCGCGCAGCGTGGAGAGCTGCTGAAAGTCGATGTAGTCGACGTTGGCGGCCGTGCCATCGGGCATGGGCACATCGACGATCTCGTCGCCGAGCCGCATGATCCGCTGATCGGTCTTGATGCCCTCGCGCTGCGCCTCGGTGATCGTCTTGCCGAAGGTGTGGATCGACAGGACAGCGGTGCAGTAGAACAGGTTTGCGTCGTAGGTGCCGTCAATCATGTTGACTTGGCGGAACGGCAGCGGATCGTCGGGCTTGCGTTCGATGTCGCAGGGGCCCAGCGGTGCGAGGTGGGCGAGCATCATCACGATCGCGTTGGGGGGCATCTGCTCATGCAGCGCGACGGTCATCAGTCGGGCCTGTTGATGACATCGGCGGCGGTGCCGCCGAACGCGATGGCGGTGCGGGCCGCGACGGCGAACTCCGGTGTCGGGCTGGTGCCCCCGGTGCCGTCCTCGATCCAGTGGGCTTTGAAGTTGTCGTTGATGACCTTGGTGTCATCGTCACGGCCCTTGCCCTGCTGCACTTTCCACGCCGCGCCGTAGTCGCCGTGATCGACCGGCGAGATGGACTTGGCGTGTGCGGCCATCTCCTTGCCGACGCGCGCCTTCTCGGCTTTGGCTTGCGCCGAGATGTGGATCGCCTTGTCGATCTCGGACTGCGGCACACCCAACGCGACCAGTGGGTTGGGTCTGCGATCTGCGGCCATCAGCCGACCCTGCGCTGGCAGGTACAGAACACATGATCTTCGCGGCCGTCGAGGTCGAATTCGAGCACCGCGTCACCGACCATGCTGTGATCGCGGTCCAGGTGGCGAATCCGGTGCGCCGATCGGATGTCGGCGACCGCGACCGGCGCGGCGGCACCACTGCCGTCAACAGCAGGTATGTGACCATCGATGACCGGCAGGAACGCCCACGATTGCTCAGTGGTTGTGGTGGTGATGGCCTGGTTGTCCTCGGCCGTCGACTGCACCTCGAACAGGCAGTTATCGACCCACACAACGCGTTCGGTGACTTGCGGCTTGCGGTACTCGTCCAAGATCGGGTCGCCCTGCCCGTCGAGCACCGGCACATCCCACACGATCGCGACCCGCTGCCCGCCCAGGGTGTCCATCAGTAGTCACCCCTGGGGAAGTGGCCGCGCGCCTTGGCCTGTAGCGCCAGGCCGAGCATGCGGTAGTGGCGGCGTGCGATGAACTTCTCGACGGCTTCACGATCGATCGCAGCCTGTTTGGTGCGATGACCCACCGTCTTGGTGAACGATGAGACCGGGCCGAACTCGCCATACATCAGCGCGTCTCGGGTGACCTCGAATGTGACCACCTTGGCCGCCGGATCATCGTCGGCAATGGCCGGTTTCTTGTCGCGTATCCAATCGGAGACGACCGTCAGTAGAGGCGCCGCCACCAGTTTCTCAGCTGCCGACAGCGGCCGGAACCTGGCGGCGAACGCCTCTACGTCAAGGAAGTCGGTCACGAAACTAGTCCGTGGCCTCGATCAGCGCCCACAGGTCGTCCTTCTCCTGTGCCTCCAGCTCGTCACGGTCATACGTGCCGTTGGCCATCAGCCAGTCGACCAGGACGGCCTTGGTCGCGGCCTTGAGCGGCTTCTTACGGGGCGCATCACCTTCGGTACCGGTGGTCTGGCTCGGGCTCCCGGAATCGCCTGCGGTGGAGCTGGGATCGCCATCCCCACCGTCGCCGCTGTCGGTGTCGCCGTCATCGGTGGCATCCGCCTCGGCCGAGTCGCTTTCGGGATCGGTCGATTCGGCCGGCAGCTGGGCGCCGAGTGCACCGACGGCGAGGCCGCGCTGGACCTCTTCGTCGGTGAGCGTGACGAGCTCGCCGAAAAACGCGCGCCGCCGAGTGCCTGCGGGCGTGAGGTATTCCCATGTCGCCGCAGTCACCCGATGTTCTGTGACCTCGGGCATTACGGGGCGCCCTTCAATCCGGTCACCTTCTTGACCGCGTACGGGTCAGTGACGCCCATGATCGGCAGCACCGAAGACTGGACCCAGTTCTGCTTGGTCTTGGGCTCGCGCCAGGTCTCGGTCGAGAGCATCTGCTCGTAGTCCAGGAACCCGACACCGCCGCGTACACCCGCGTAGGCGCTGCCATTGGCGACGCGGTTGGACCGGAACATCGAGATATCGGCGTCGGCCAGGATCTGCGGCAAGTCCGGTCCGTAGGCGATGCGCAGGTCCGCGTACTGCACGGGGTTGACGACCCACACGTTGTAGACGTAGCCCAATTCCTCGACATCGGCGGCCAGCTGCGCGGCGATGATGTCGGCGAATGGCCGGGCGTTGTTCGGGGTCGGGTTGTTGCCGGTCAGGGTGACGTTGCCCCAGTCGTGTCCGGGGATGACACCCGCGCCGCCGAGACTGGCGATCACGGCCTCCAGCACGGCCACGGTGCGCTGATTGATCTTGCGCACCAGCGTGTTCGCCAGCTGTGTGGTCAGGCGGTCCATCTGGGCGCGGTCGTTGCGCCGGATCGCCTCATCGGACATCCAGAACTTGCCACCCCAGTCCTCGGACTTGGCGACCTCGGGCTGCGTGCGCTCACCCTGCACGATCGTGTACTCATCGGACGGGCCGCGCTGTTCCACATCGTTCTTGGTGTACAGCTCGTTGATGCGGATCACGTCGTAGATGATCGCCCCGGCGGTGGTGCTCGCCCCCGAGGACGAAAACAGTTCCGGGGCAATGAACTTCTGCAGCGTCAGGTCCGAGAGCCGCTTGGTGATCCGGCCGGGCTGCTTATATGCCAGGTCGACCGAGATCTTGTTGTCATTGATGACCGGCGCACCCAGCGGGTACGCGACGGGAGATGTTGTCATGGTGGGTAGCCCTTTCCTAGTAGAGGCTGATCTCGGCGTCGGCGCCATCGGTGGCCGCGGACAGTGCGTAGCCAACGGCGACGCCGCTGGCGAACTTCTTGGCCTTGCCGGCCGTGCCGACCTCGACCTCATCGAATGCGGCGAGCGCGCCGTCGGCGGTCACGTAGGTGACACGCGAATTGCCCCGCGCCACACCAACAATGTCGCCGCTGGCCGCGTCGTACTTGGAGACGCCGCACACCCGGCCCGCCGCATCAGCAGGCGCCACGGCGATGTTGCCGGTGGCGGTGCGGTTGCCGCTGATCTTGAGGAACCGCTTACCGGTGACGGCAGCTGTGGCGCGGCCGGTGATATCGCGGCCGGGCTCGTAGACGCCCACGTTCTCGTTGGTCATGATCTATTCCTTCCCTTCCGAACTCGGCGCGGTGGGCGCGGAGTCAAACCAGCTCAGGTCATTGGGCACCGGACCGTCTGCGGGCTGCGTCGAATGCCCCGTCTCGGCGAGAGGGACCACCCCGGGTGCCAGCGCGGCCAGCACGGCGGTGTGGCCCTCGCGGTCGGCGGCGAGCGCCTGCAAGTGGTGCTCGCGACGCGCCGGGGCGACCTTGCCATCAGCGATGGCCTGATCGACCACACGCTCGTCACCCTCGCGCAACTGCTGTGCGCGCGCCTCGGCACCCGCCTGCGCGGCCGCGACGGTGGCCTCGTACTGGGCCCGCTCGACGACCGTCATACCGGCCTTGGCGAGCGCCGCCGTGGCCTGCTCCAAAGTCGGTGCAGCGGGCGGGGTTTCGTCACTCTCCTGGCCGTCGTCAGCACGCTCTTCGAGCGCTTCGGCGGCAGCAGACAAAATGGTCTCGTCGTCGGCGTCGGCATCGATACCGAGCAGCTTGGCGAGGCCCTCATTCAGGGTTGCCACAATGGGCTCCTTTCCTCTGTTGACCTCGCCCTTCTCGGGCCGAGGGGTCTTGTTGTGCACCAGCGGAATTCGTGGCGCAGGCGCGGACTGGCGTCCGGCATAGCGGAACGCCGACAGATCGAACACCGATGCACGCGCGGCGGCCGACTTGGAGTCAGGCTCGGGTAGCTCGACGACACGATCGGCCAAACCGGCCTCGACCGCTTCGTCGGCGAGCAGCCAGGTTTCCTCAGCCATCACGTCGAGCCAGTCCTCGACGGTGCCCCCTGCCCGGTCGGCGTAGATCTGCGCAATGTTGCTGTTGTGCTGGGCCAGTCGCGCCGCGCTCTTCTCCATGGCGCGGGCATCTCCGACGCACGCCGCCCAGGCGTTGTGCACCATCATCTGGCTGTTGCGGTTCATCACGATCTCATCGCCGGCCATCGCGATCACCGAGGCGATCGAGGCCGCGAGGCTGTCGACCACGACGGTCACCGTGGCGGGGTGATCACGTAGCGCGTTGAGAATGGCGATGCCGTCGAACACCGAGCCGCCGGGGCTGTTGATGCGCACCGTGATGGCATCGTTGTCGATCGCGCTCAGGTCGCGGGCGAACTGTTCGGCGGAAATGCCGTACCACGAATCGATTTCGTCGTAGATCAGCAGCTCGGCCGGGCCGTCATCGGTCTTGGCGGCATTGCGGATGCTGTACCACGGGGGGCGTTGGCCCGCCGTGCGATTCTTGGTCACCACAGCGTCGGGTCTCCGTTCCTCGTGGCCGTGCTGGCGCCACCGGGGCGCGCTCGGGTATGGGTGCGCACACGCACCGGCCCTCCGCTGTTGCGGGGCGCGGCGGCGGATTCGTCGTCGGGCTCCGGTTCGGCCTCGGGCGCGTTGGGATCGGGACCGGGTAGGCCAGTGGCCGAGCGGATGAAGGCCTCAAGACGGGCGTCGGGTGTCAACAGTCCTGCGTTGACCAGCATTTGCAGTGCCGCGGCGGTAGCGTCCTGGCGCGAACCGATCTCATCGAACACCAGCAGCGGCGCCGGTTCGTCCTCGCCGAAATTGAGGTCGACCAGATCCTCGACGATGTGCGCCTGTGCGGTGTTGCGGATGTCTTCGGCGACCGTCTGGACCGACTGCACGAACGTGTCGGCTTGCACACTGGCCAGCGCGTACGAGCCGCCCTTGCCATCCAGATTCAGGAAGTGCGCCAACGCAACCAGGGCCATCTGGTGGTCGTGGTACTCGATCGCACGGCGCGGGTCCATCGGGGTGCCCGATGGCGACATGATCCCGGCCTCTTGGCCCTCAGCCAGGGCCAGGCCGGACGACTCGCCACCGCTGTACTTAGAGGCGACATCGAGCAGCGCGTCCATGCGCTCTTCGTCCTGAGAGTCGTTCTCGTTGCCCTTGATCCACGGGACGCCGATGCCATGGCGGCGTGCTGCGGCGGCCTCGATGCGCATCAGCTCGTCTTTGAGCTTCCAGTGCTTGTAGGCAGGCCGCAGCAGGCTGTTGCCGATCCACACACCCGGATCGGGCTCGTACGCATACACGACCAGCCGGTTGATGGGAATGGTCGAATCCAGCGGCCCGCCAGCGGGTATCGCCACTCCGCTCGATGTCATGGTGAACCCGCTGGAGGGGTGTTGCTCGATCGAGATCAGACCGCCGTCGCGGTCGACGTTCCACTTGGCGATGGTCACCTGGGGACGCGGGGCGAGCTTGCGCAGCACGGCGCGTACGTTGGCGCCCTCGCCTTCGAGACGGTAGACCTGCTCAAATACCGAGTGCCCGTACCGCAATGCCATAAGGGCCTGCTGCAAGTGTTTGTCCCAGGAGAACCGGCCACGGGACCGCGCCTGGGGTTCGTCCTCGTCGGCGGCACCCTCGATGGGCAGACCCAGATTGCGGGCGATGAATTCGGTGACCTCATCGCTGGCGCCGTTCTGCCGGATACGCCACGCGGTGCGGCGAATGGGCAGCCCAATTGCCCGCAGCACCGACGAGATTCGGGCGTCCTCGCGGACCATGCGCGTGTAGGTCCACACCGACAGCGGCCAAATCAGGTCGGCAGTCTGCTCGAACTGATCGATAGGTCCACCCCAGCCGGTCGCGCCGGCCGAGCTGAGCACGTACCCCTGTTCGGTACGCGGGGCGGCGGTCTTCTTCGGTGCCTGCTGATCGGCCATGCTCGCCCCCTTTCTCAGAATGCGGCGCTCATCGCGTCGAAATCGGCGCTATGCCGGTGTGTTTGGTGCTCTCGTGCGGCCCCGGTGCGGGCGCTGACGGTCTTGGCGGGCGCCTTGGTTCCGTACTTGCGAAGGGCCCAGTGCGCCATGGACACGTTCATCAGCGGCATGCCTGCGCCGTTGGGTTCCTCGGCCCAGACGAAATCGCCGCCCGGCAGCTCGCGCATGCTGGCGGTGGCCACCTCGTCGTTGAGCACTGTTTGATCGCTGTGCGACAACTTGACGGCATCGGCGTCTGCCAGGAAACCGCTACAGGACTGCGCGATCTCGGACGTGCCGATCATCAGCGGCTCGATACCGGCGGCGATGAGCAGCGGTTCAAGTACCTGCGCGGTGTTCTTACGGTCGATCACCAGCGCCACCGGATTCCACGCGGTGACCTTGGCGACCAGATACTCGGCGATCTCGGAGTGCGTACCGGTGCGCAGCGGTGCCACCTCGACATGGATGTTGCCGTCTTCGGCCATCTGCGCGGCGCTGATTGACCACACCTGACGGTTCCAGGATCGCCGCACCGCGATGGTGCGGGCTCCCGTGAGCTTCGCGTCGGCGTTCGCCATGTCGCTCCAGTTCGGGATCGGCGAGCCAACCTCGTCCTCGTCGGGCGGGTAGTCGCCGATCCCGAGGTAGTCGGCGGTGAAGATCGCCCGCTGTTCGGCGGTGCGGGCCTTGCGCCGTTTGGCTTCGAGCTCGTGCTCATCGCCGACGACACCCAGGGAGGGGTGCGCCAGGCGGTATGCGTCGATATCGCCGAGCTCGGTGCCCTCGGGTACCGCATATAGGGCGTAGTACAGATCCGGGGACCGCTTGTGGCCCAGGTTGTGCATCCCGGTGAGGATCTGGCAGTTGGGGTGTACCGAGGCCACCGGAGGTGTTGAGACGTACCAGATCTGCGGCCCGGTCGCCTTGGTCGAGGCGCGGGTCGCGCCGGTCAAGCTCGCTTCGGCTTGCGCGGTGAGGTCGTAGGCCTCGTCGAGTATCAGCAGATCCACTTCGGTAAGACCGCGACCGAACTTGGCGGTGCGCGGCCCGAACTTGGCCTCGCCGTTGCCGAGCTTGATCAGCCCGCGGTTGCCCGCCGAAGTTGGCTCGGAGCGTAGGCGTTTCTTGAGAGACGGGATGCGGTCGATGACATCGACGCAGCGGCCGAATACGTCCTTGGCCGTCTCCCATTCCTGGGCGGTGTAGGCGATTTTCTCCCCGAGCACCAGCATCCCGAAGATGATGCGTAGCACCACGATCAGGGTCTTGCCGTTCTGACGTGGGCACTCGATGCACACGTCGCGGTGCGTCCAGACGCGATCGCCCCACTCGTTGGGCTCCTGTAGCGAGAGCACCGCGCGTAAGGTGAGCCACTGCCAGGGCATGCAGCGCACGCCAATTCGCGATCCCAAGCGCGCCGCCCGGTCGCCCCATGATTCATCGCCGGGGTGTCGGGACTCGAATCGTGGTGTCTGACTGCCCTTCAGGCGTGGCCACAAGCCGATGAACTCTGGCCACTCACGCGGTGCCAGGTCAGATACCGGCGAGCACGTCGTCGTCATCGGGATCATCCGGCAGTGCGGCGCGCTGGCGATAGACCTCGGTGATCAGCTTGCGCATCTGCTCGGCCTGCTGGCGCTGCTGCACCAGCACGTTGTTAACCACCACTTCGACGGTCTTGGCGCCGATCTTGAGCTGTAGCCAGCAGTCGCGGTCGCCGTCCAGTAGAGCGTTGAGCCGGGCGAGGTAGTCGGCGGCGTATCCGGCCTGCTCGATGATGAGCCGTAAGGGGTAGGGGTCGTCGGGTTGTGACAACTCTTCGATGAGTCGCTGGCCGACGGTCTTCTCGGAGGCCGGTTGCCGACGCGTTGCCCGCTTAGCTGAAGTCTTTGCTGAGTTAGCGGTGGCCTTTGCCGGTTTCGTGGCTGCTGTCATCGCTCACCGCGTTCAAAAAAAACCTGACGGGAGCCTCCGGGGGTCAGGAAGGCCCCCCACCTGGATAATTTCAGGGGGAGGGGCTTTGACCTGCGGTTATGGCGCTTTTGGGCGTGTGTATCGGTGCTGGTCAGGGGCCTTTCGGCCCATCGGTTGGCGATCACCACGACATCACACCTCCGTCGTGTTTGCTGACAGGGTCGGGATGTTTGCTGTGCGACTGGTCGGCGTACCACCGCTTTGCTGCCTGCGCCATGCGCCACGGTCGTTCGGCTTTGCATCGGGCCATGACCACGCTCTGACCAGGGTCGATGGTGATGACCTGCGCGCCAGCGGATCGGTAACGCGCGAGCAGGCCCTCCCCGGGCATGGAGTGGATCAGGTACACATCGCACTGGTCCGCGAACGTCAGCGCCGTATCGATCGCGGCCAGCCGCGCGGCCTTGGTGACCGAGCGGATGTGCTGCGGCGGGTCGTGTGGATCTCCACCCGCGGGCGTGAGCACCGAAGCGATGGCGTCGTAGTCGATCGTGATGTCGCCATGCTTGGCGTGCTGTCGTACCCATGTGGACTTGCCGGCCGCAGGCGGGCCGGTCACCAGGTAGAGCGTCACCAGTCCATCGCCAGGTTGTCGGTAGTGATGACGGGCGCGGTGGTGATGCCCAGTGACGCAAGGGCACCGGACCATTCGGATGGATGAACGTCGAGCACCGCAGGTCTGTGCGCGTCATGTCTGCCGTCCTGGCGCTGGCTGTTGCAGATGCCGTGCAGTAGGCGATCGGCGCGTTGTCCGCCGAATGCCCGAGCCTGACTATGGTCTGCGGCCAGTTGCTTGCGGTCCCAGTTGCGCTCCAGCAAGGGCGCTTTGAACATCGGTAGGCCACACCACCAGCACAGGGTGCCGTCTACGTGACGGCGCAACAGCCCTTCGGCTTGCTGTTGGTGTTTCCAGCCCAGACCGCGATCGGTGGTGCTGGCCTTACGGCCGGGCCTCGGCGACATAGGGCTCATCCATGATCAGCGCATCCGACGTAAACCCCTGGCGGCCAGCGCTTGCATCGGCCTCGGCGTGCGCTGGTGGTGCAGTAGGCGCTGGCGCGACCTTGACGGGTGCGACGGATGGCTCGCTGCCGTCCTGCTCCACATCCAGCGTCCAGCCGTTGGCGCGGGTAGTGATGGTCATCGTGGTATCCCCAATGGGCTGGCCCAGCTCGGCCAGCGTGCCCGCCTGCGCGAGAGTGACCATCACGGCCAGGCCCCAACCCTGCCCGCCGGATTGGCGTTTAAGGTCGGGGATATCCGGCGGCGTGGAACGCCACTTACCCGGGTCGGTGTCCATGAGGACCTTGCCGTCGACGGTGATCTTGATATTGCTCATTGGGCTAGGAACTTTCGTAGTTGACGGGTATCGATCGTCACGTCGTCGGTCTTGCCGACCGTCAGCACCAACAAGGGCGTGGCGCGCTGGTGGTCGGTGCGGTCGTACAGCGTGACGATTCGGGTGCCGTCCGGCGCTTCTGCGGCGTCCTGGCGCAGCTGTGCCGCATCGGCTTTGGTGAGTACGTCGAATTCGCCATCGATGACCGACTCGATGGCCTCGGCCCAGAGCTTTGCGGCCTGGCCAATCATTTCTTGCGCCTGATCATCAGGCATACCGGTCGACCGGAAGCCGGGAATCGGAATCACTCGTGCGGGACTGTTTGCGTCGCCGGGATGTTGAAGGGCTCCCGAAGCGAACGTGCGGGTGAGCAGATCCACCAAGAGCTGATTGGCCATCAGAGGAACGGGTTTCCAGGTGCTTGCATGCGCTGCCTGAACTCGTCACCAGCGCTTCGCCCGGCCGCGGCATGTGCATATTCGACCTTGACGGTCCAGCCGCGCGACGGGTCGAGACGATTCGCAAGGCTGCGCAGCGCGCGGGCAATGGTGCGCTTCATGAGTCCCCCTCGGGCTAAGGGATGAGGTTGGGCGGAATGGACATCGCCCCAGAAACGACAAAAACCCCAGCTAGGCCGGGGTTTTCATGCAGTGGACATAGTTATCCCACCGACATGTTGGGACTCATTTTGCCATATGTGCAGGTCAGTAGCGGTTACTCCGGTTTGGTGCGTGTCGCACGATGCGCTGCCAGCAGTGCCGCTGCCAGCTGGGGTGCATCCCGTATGGGCAGCCGCGACGGTACGTGTGCGATCACTACGCCCGTACCGTGCTCGTTGAGCCGTACTTCGCCGTCGGCCCATGGCTGGAAGGACAGCGGTACTTGCACCGTGCGAGTGCCGAATTCATCCTCATTGACCGGTGGCAGCCAGACCACCTGATAGCCCCTGTCGCCGAGGCGGTGCAACAGTGCCCGCGCCACCTTCACGGCGATCTCTGCCTGCGACAAGATCGCCGTTTCGTCACTCCAACCCTGCCTAACCTCATTGCGTACGAGCCGCTTCTCCCGGAAGAAGTCCGGGATTGCGTTGATGACCTCGCAGATGGCCGTGAATGCGTCCATGGGCGAGTTTTACGCCGAGAGTCCGACATGACGGCTAGATCGCGGTCAGGATATGAAGATCTGGCGAACACTGGCCGACCCGCCGACCGAGACGTGGCGTCCCATGGTCGATGTTGCTCCAAGATCGCGGTACCGCGCGAGGGTCTTCATGCTGTGTCTACCAGCGGAGATGCAAGCCCGTGCTGAAGTGGCTAACTCAATAGCTGGGGTTTTCTCGACATGGCAACCATCTGTGTGTAATGATCTGCCCAGGGGCGCGTTCAGCGTCGGCTGAAAGGGGCGGTTGTATTCATGGTCATGAAGGAGCGTTGGACGATGCCGGCGGGTTTGCGGCGAGCCTCGGCGCTGGTGGCAATTGTCGCTTTGGCTGTCGGTGGAGCGAAGGTTGTCGATGACCACACACTTCCCGGTAGCGGATTCTCGGCGGTCGCGACCGTAGCCGCCGATCCAACAGGGCCAGGCGGACCTACCGGCGGGCCGGGCATGGACGGGGGCCAGCAGTTCCAGCCGCCGCAAATGCCCAGCTCAATGCCCGATTACCAGGGCGGCAACAATCAGCCGCCGATGGATCAGAACTCTGGAATCTCAATCTACAACACGGGATCGCCTGGCGCGCAACAGGTTCCAGGGCAGCAAGCCGGGCAGCAGCCGCAGCAGGCGCAACAGCCCGCTCATGGCACGCAGATCCCGGACTACCAGAACGCGACGCCGTACACGCAAGGGCCGGGCAAGGCGAATCCTGATTATCAGGCGCCGCAACAGAATTCGCCACAACAGCCTCAACAGGGCCAGCAGCCGCAACAGCAGCAGCCGAGTCAGGCGCCAACGCAGACTCAGCAGCCGCAGAATAAGCAGGACCAAGACACTCAGCAGTTGGATCAGAAGCAGCAGAAGTGCCAAGCCGCCATGCTGCAAATGGGCAACACCTCAGCCGCAGCGTTGGTGAGCGTCGGCGGAACTGTGGCCGGTGGCGGCGGCCGTAGCCCCGCTTGGTTCGATCCCTGGCTGGACCCGACACCCACGCCGTCGCCGTGTGACGGTGCCTGCCCGCCGAACACTACGGAGAAACCGAGCCTGGAGCAGAGGATCGAGGATCTGGAAAAGGCCAACAGGGCGAAAGACGAGAAGATCGCCGAGCAGGACAAAAAGATTGAACAGCTGGAGCAACAGCAGCATGAACAAAATCAGTGCACTACCGGTGAAAAGATGAACATCGGTATGGGAATTGTGGGTGGTCTGTTAGTCGCGGCTGGGGGACTAATATCGTTGACTGGGGCGGGTGCAGCCATCGGGGTGCCTGCGGTGGCAACGGGCCTGACCATCCTCGGTGGTGGAGTCGTCACTACTGGCGCTGTGATAAACGGAATCGATTGCGCGAATAGGTAATAGGCGTATTGGAAGGGCGGATGAGAACAATGAGGTCGAACCCGAGACTTGTGATCGCCTTAATAGCGGTGGGGTCTATTCTTTTGATAGCTGGATCGATCATCGGGGCAGTTTCGCAGGCGGGTCTTTATCTCGTGCTCGCCGAGGGAGTCGTCGGTATCTACGGTTTGGGGTACGTGGTCTACCTGTACCGGAAGCTGGGCAGGTCGGGACATAGTGGCGATTAAGCTGGCTTGTGCGGTATTAGCTGTAGCCGCTGCAACCGCGGCATGCAACGGGGCGGATTCGCCCGCCGTGACCCCTAAAGCCACTCCGCAGCAAGCATTCGATCAAATCCCCGGCCAGTTTCCGGAGCAGGCGCCTGGGATACCGGGTGCTTCTATTGCGCCGGTGGGTGCGTGTGTGAGTTTGGATGGGCCTAGTACGGCGGCGAAGCTAAAGGTGGTGGATTGTGGTTCGCCGTCCAACGGTTACAAGGTGATTCAGCGTGTTCCGACGCCTGCCGAGTGCCCAGCAGATGTGGATCACAAGTTCTATATGTATCCAGATGAAGGTGAGTTCACGGCTTGTCTGGATTACGCGTGGAGCGCGAACGACTGTCTGAGCATCGGGAAAGTGACAGCGGTTCGTGCGGCCTGTGATGACGCGTCGAAGCCAAAACGTGAGAAGCCGCTGAACCTTGTCTTGAACACGACGACGAACGCTGATTGTCCGACCGGTGGTTTTCCGCACCCGGTGCGCAGGTTCACGGTGTGCACGGAGACGCAGAAGTAGCCTGTCATGTGTGGCTGATGGTGTAGCTCAGCGGCGGTGGACCGCTGACGAGCTGGCTGTGGCGCTGGATCGGTCACTATCGTGCGCCGAGGCTGGCGCGAGGTTGGGCCGCACCCGGCTACAGGTGGAGAAGGCTCGAAAGCGGTACCGGGGACGCGATATTGAGCAGCTGCTCGCCCAGAAACGTGGTCGCCTAGCCGAGCTAGAGCGGGTGGCCGAGACCGACATCGCCTGTTATGGGTCATGGACACCACAGGAGATCGCGATCGCACTGGACCGGTCAATATCGCGCGCCGAAGCGGCCCGCCGGTTGGGGCGTTCCTTCAGGGCGATCAAGCACATTCGAGAGCTGCAGCGCCAAAAGGCCTCGGGTTTGATCCCGGCGCGCGAGTCGCGCGCGGAGCCGATACGGCAGCGCCTCTGGACTGAGGATGAGATCGCTGTCCTGGCCGATGAGTCCCGCACACCTACGGAGATTGCCGCCTTCGATCAATTCGGTCACTGTGGCTCGTGCGCGGTGGCTGGGGCGCTTGCAGGGCAAGGTCCCTGAACATCTGCACGGAACCTACACCGCGGTGAGCCGATACGGATGCCTATGTCCGCGCTGCCGGGACGCGGCCGAGGCCGAACGGCTACGACGCCAAGAGGCCACCCGGCACACGGCGGTCAACTACAAGCAACCCTGGAGCGACCACGATATCGAGATCGCGCTGGATCGCAGCCTGACCGTGATTGAGGCCGCCCAGCGCTTGGGGCGAACCCATAGCTCGGTGCGCGCGCTGCGATACAAGTACCGCGACGCCTGATTGCCGTTGGGCACCAGGTCACCGACGCACGCGTTGGGAAACTTATCGCGCGGTGGACGTGCCATGCGCACGATCTACACCGAGGGACTGACACCATTCAGACCGATCACGCAGGGCGAGCGAGTGCCGCCGCTGGGCGTCACTCGTTCTGGCATGTACGCCTGACGGTCACGCCGCAGGGGGCGTGTCCCTTTTCTCAAGATACTTTTCATAATCCTTCCGCAAGTCCTCATAGCGAGTGGCCCGCCGCTGGAGTTGAAGGGGCAGAAAGAAGAATCCCATTATTGCGAACAGCGCAAAAGTCACCCCCATCGCGAGAAGCGTACTACCGTTATTTCTTGCTATCTCGACCCAAGCGGTAATTGTTCGCCTGAATAGCTCTCCGACGGCAAATGTGATCAACAATGCAATTACCGCATTAAACAATTGAATCCTGGAGTGCATACTCCTGGCACGCCTGATGAAGCAGTCGATCTCAGCGTCACAATCCGCATCTGCGGGGAACTTCCAGTGTGTGTTTGGATACTTCTCGCGAAAGCGCGCCCTGTCGTCGCTGTCAAAGAGTGTCCAGTCGAAATCACGGAATAGATCCTCTTCGCCCTTCTTGACCTCTCTATCCATCTTCCGCCAAATACGCCAGAAGCAACGAACATGCATCGCGCCAAGGGATGCCATCGCAATTATGATAAAGCAGTTCAACACGGGTATCGGGGAGTGATTAGGATCCAATCCCTTAGCCGCGAGCAGTGGACCAATTAGCGCCAGTGCCGGCATGAAAGCCGTGGCAAACATCAAATTCTGCGGCGAGGGGGTCCAAATCATCCCCCAGACAGTCGAAGGGGTTTCCCGAAGGCGCTGTTTCTCCGCGCTTTCAAGAACTACGGAGAGTGCTCCAGTTATGCACAAGGATGCGAGCACCAGCATCATAAAGGTCAGCGCGCCGTAAGCGGCCACCGTATACCCTAAAGTGCGTTCGTCGAATAGCGCCATCAATACGAATGAACCCACCAGGACGACGTACTCTGCGGCCACCAGCCAGCATGCGATTCTCATCGCTCTTGCGACGCTCTTGCCTGCAGCGTAGCGAGTTTCCCATATCTGGATCACGCACCCAATCTTGACATATCGAAGCAGATATCGGGCGTCCGCTAGCAACCGTTATCTCTCATGGTGGTTTGATGCAGCAAACATTTCAGTATTACGCCCTGGTGTTCCTCGGCCTCCCCGCTCGCACCGCGCGCACATCCCCAATGCGAACCATCTGGTGCCCGTGGGCGTCCCGGCCGCGTACCGGTACCCACCCGCGTCTAATCCACCGCTCGATGGTCGATTGTGGCACGTGTTCGTCGAGGCGGGGGAGCACCACGTCGACCAGCTCGCGCACGGTCGCGTTGCGGTCGTCGAGCTCGCCGAGGTTGCGTGCCAGCACGTCGGCCACCGAATGCGCGGTGTCGCACTGGGGGCACACGATTGAGCCGCTGTGGCTCGGTGCCATGAGTGCGTACCCGCACCGGGTTGATTTGTCGCCCTTGCGTCCCCGCACGGCGAGTACTTCGTCGGGTGCCGGGTCGGTGATGCATGGCCCGATGATCATGGGCTCGGGTGGGCGGTTCACCACGCGTGTGATTGACCGGTACACCTGCTCGATCTCGTCGCAGATCTCGGCGCCGTTCTCCTGGAGCGCGATGTTGGACGCGTGCCGGTGCAGCCACTTGGCCATGCGCGCTGTCGTGGCGACTGAGTGCGTCTCGTCGCCGCGCCTTCCGGCGTAGGTCACGCGTAGGTCATCCGCGGGGGAGTCGTCGGCCGTGCACATCTCCGGGGCGCCGTCGCAGTCGTCGCACAGTGGCCCAGCCGCCGAGGTGGGCAGCGTGACGAAGCACCGTCGACACGAGCCCGCCCGGGCCGGCGGCGCCGAATCGAGGCTGAACCGATCTGCCGGCCGCCGTGCATCCGAGTCGACGACCACCGGCAGAGGCCTTGGCCGGGTGCGGAACTCGGGCACGTCCAGCCCGCGCGTCTCGCACATGTCGCGGATGGTCGTCGACAGTGCGTTGTGGATTCGGTCGAGCTCGTCGCTGGCGCGTCCGTTGACCCGGCCGAGCGCCAGGGCATGCCACAGTGCCGCCTGGTGCCTGTCCCGGCGGTCCCTGTCGGTCGGGGTGGTGTCCTTGTCGCGGGGGAACGGCTCGACGTGGCTCACGAGCGTGTCGTCGCCGTGCAACACGTCGCGGCGCTCGCCCTTGCGTGCACCGTCGCCCAGGTTCGCCTGCCCGACAGCGGTCTCGGTGAGCCGATCGATCCACCACGGCAGGTCGGCCAGGCGCTTGCGCAGCTCCGCGATGCAGGCCTTGCACACGAACAGATCGGTTGCGCGTTCGCACCGCTTGCACTTCGTCAACGGTTGAATCCCCTTACCATTTCGGCGAATTGGACATCGGTATCGTGCTGTTCGAGCCTGGTGAGGAACTGAATTTGCCAGGGCTGCAACGGCTTACCAGCATCGGAGCAGAGCTCGGCTATCCGGTCAGCGTCGCCGGGGCGCGTGCGCCTCATCGCCCGTCCCTCTTGGGTGGTGCGCACATCACCGCACCGGCTACCGGTCGCACGAAGGCGTCGCAGTCGCGGCAGCGCCGGTTTCCGTACTCGTCGCGGTAGTGGCGCTGGTTGTGTCGGCAGCGACGGATTTTCAGCACCCGCCCATCGAGGTCGCGGTCTCTCATCACGCACCCCCGGCAGCAAACGCGGCGAAAGCTTCTGTGCTCGTGTCGAATCGGCACCAGGTCTCGTAGCCGACTGTCTGGCGCTTCTCGATGAGCCACCACTCGTCGTCGTCACACCGAATGCGCCAGGGCGCGGGTGGGCGGTTCGGCCAGAACGGCTCGCTGAATCCCGCACGGAACGGCCAGCAGTGGGGGTTGTACGTCGGGACTGGTGGCTCCGGCTCGGGCTTGCGCGGCTCGTCGTGTACCGCGCCGTCGTACCAGTACCCCTCGATCAGCGTGCCGTCGGTGAGCTGGATGGCCACGCGCCCGCCCTCTTCCAGCCCGGGGCAGGTAAAACCACTCGGGGTCTGTTTTCTGGGTCATCGTGTCTCCGTTCGCATATCGATTCCTGGGGCTGTGGTCGTCGCTGGCGGGTTTTCGGGCCGTTCGGGACTATCCGGTCGCGGCGGGGGGATTTTCGAGCGCTGCGCGGGCTCTGGCGAGTCCGGCTCTGGCGGTGGCCGAGCGGTCGACGTGATCGCAGACGGAGAGGCCGTTGTAGCCGTCCTGGTCGCACAGGCGGCACGCGGCGATGGCCTGGCGCTTGGCATCTCGCTCGCCCCGGTGTTGTGCGCGCTGCTCGGCGGCGGCGAGAGCCGCGTCGTCTGCGGCCCACTGGGAGTACTGCACCCGGTAGCGCTGGCAGGCGCGGCACGGGTCCTCGGTGCCGCCAGGATGCTTGGGGCAGAACTCGGGGGGCGGCGCGCAGCGCTCCCCAACTTGAGTACTTACCAACGTAAGTTCCCTTACCCCTACCCTTACCCTTTCCCTAGAGGGTTCGGGCAGGGTGCCGTCAGGGTTCACGGTTCCGGCAGGGTTCTCGCACCCTTCGGGCACGGTGCCGTCAGGGTTCTCGCACGGTTCCGTCACGGTGTCATCGGGGTCAGGGTCAGACGGGTCAATCTCATCGGCGACCTTGGTCGCCTCGGGCTTGCGCAGGCGACGTAGCTCGACCGCCAACTCATGGCGCAGCTTAGGCGAGGCCACCATGACGGCGCATTTCAAGGCGCTCTTGAGGTACTGCGGATACCGGGTGACCTCGGTGGTGCGCATGTAGGCGCGCACGAACAGTTCGTCAGTGTCCTCGTCGTAGAACACGAACCGTTCACGCTCCAGCTCGTCGAGGTCGGCCTGTAGGTCTTCGACGGACATCTCGTTGCACCCCTTGGCCCACTTGGTGATTTGAAGTGGTTGCATCCCGGCGCGGTCGAGATCCTTTTGACTGAGCAGCTGCGCGTAGGTGCATTGCGCGGTGCGTGTGAGCGCTCGGAAATGGCCGTCGCGCCAGATTGATTCCTTGAGCATTCCGGCCGAGTTAGCCACGGTGTTCCTTTCTCTGATTCGCGTGCATGTATTCAGACTGCGGCACGTTCGGCACTCCTTCTCACCCCAAAATCTCGGGGCCGAACATCGGGTCCATCTGTGCCTCAAGAGCCGCCGTGCGGGCCCGCTGGCGCGTCTGCGCGTGGTGCTCTAGGTCGTAGTGCAGGTGGCAGCCCTGGCACATGGCGCGCAGGTTCTCATCGCGGCAGTCCTCGGGTGTGTGGTTCAGGTGCGCCACGGTCAGCACGACGCGGCTGCCGGTGCCGTATGCGGGCTGTCCGTTGACGTTCGTGCAGCGGTCGAGGTGTGTACCCCGCAGGCACTCGCCCTCGCACTCACAGCGGCCTTGGGCGCGCTCGAACCGGATGCGGCGCGAGATCTCGGGCCAGTCCTTGGGGTAGCGGTCGCGGTTCTCCGGACGGATGGGCACTACGTCACTGCCTGGAGACGTGCGAGGATGTCAGCGGGCGGGGTCCAGAGGCCGAGCGCCCCGCGGCAACGCGGTTGTGTATTCAGTGGAATCGGGCGCGGGTTGGCCAACACGAGGTGGTACCCGCCCCAGAGCAGCTCTCCCCAGTCGCTCCCGCAGCAGAACGGCGCCGACTGGTGCACCTCAACCAGATCGACCACGCCGAGAATGACGCCATAGTCGAATACCCGTGGTGCGGTTACCCATCCGGGCGCATGCATCGGCAGTCGCGCCAATGCTGCCTCGTCGGCCTTGAGCGCGGCGCGTATCGCAACTGGGCCACGGTACTTCCCGGCTATGTTGCGCGTGCGGTTCTCAATGTCCTTGCCCTGATTGATGATCTGCCACGCCCACGGCTGGCGAACGGTGATCGCTCGCATCTACTCACCCCTTCTGAATTTCGTATGGCACTTCTCGCACCTCGGCCGACCGGCGCTGTGCGGCTCGGTCTTGCAGTCCACGCACAGACCGGCCTGGTATGCCTTGGTGCTCTCGGGGGTGCGGGTCACGAAATGCACCCCCACGATGCGCACCCCGGGGCGCCGCATAGGCGCGCGCAGTCGCTCGGCCGAGCTGGGTTGTGCCCGCCGTTGGGCGGGGGCTGTCGCGCCTGGTCGATTGCCGCCAGCGCCTTGCGCACCAACACCCAAGGTCCGTCGCCGTATCGGTGCTTGACGGTGACCGTGTGCCAGGCACCGTCGCATTTAGCCTTTACGACGTAGTTGTTCACGTCGTCGGGATGCGGGCGGCCCGGCGTCGTGCGCTGGATAGTCATGCCCTCGTGGATCGATTGGCCGTTGACGTGCAGATCGAAATGGAGCGTCATGGCATCGGCCAATCGGCGATTTCGGTCGTCGGCGTTCGGGCCCGGGTTGCCCCGGCCGCTGTAGTAGCTGTCACCAAGGTTGAGCCAGAGTGTTCCGTCGTCGGCGAGCACGCGGCGCAGCTCGGCGAACAGCGCGCGCATATTCTCGACGTACTGGGCTGGCGAGTCCTCCAGCCCATACTGGCCGGGCTCGCCGTAGTCGCGAAGGCCGAAGTAGGGCGGGCTGGTGACGATGCAATCGGCCCCGCCGGCGGGCAGTGCCTTGGCCACGTCGAGGGCGTCGCCGTGGTGCAGGCTGACCGATTCGTCTTGGTAGTAGGGCGTGATCATGCGCTGACTCCGAACAGCTCCAGCTGTCCGACCGGCTCGTCCTCGGCGGTGAACCCGAGTGCGCGGTCGAGCAAGTCGTCGGTCCAGTCCTGGCAGCGCCAGAACTCGGCCTTGGCGTCGGCTTCCTGCTGCTCGGTCGGCGGGCAAATGCGGTCGCCCATGTACGCGTACCCGCACGGTTCGCTCCCGCAGTGGCAGAACTGGTGGCGAAGTAAGTTATTGCGCTGCGCGGCGGTGGCGCACCCGCGCATCTCGGCGACAAGCTCGACTGGCAGGGAGCGTGCGAACTTGTTCAGCTGCGCGGTGGTCACGGTGACGACGGGGATGCCCCTCGACACGATCTTGCCGTGTCCGCACTCAAATCCCTTGAGGTGAGACGGATATCCGTCGGTAGGCAGGCGGGTGCCGCCGTAGCAGGATTGCATCAAACGGGTGACACCTGCGGGACCGATGAGGCAGTCGCGCATTTCCCACCCGCCGACCATCCGCAATAGCCAGCGTTGATCTTCGGTGAGCATCATGCAGGTGCCTTGGCTTTCTCGCGTTCCTCGCGGGCCAGCTCATACAGCAGCGCAGACGGCTGGAAACCATTGCGCCGTAACTGTTCCGACATGGAGTTGTAGGTGATGCCCATTTCGCGCGCAGCCGCATGGTCGGGTACGCCGATGTACACGTATTCGGACCATTTGAGTACGAACGGTTTTCCCGTCTCGGGAGGTAGTTCGGGGTCCATCCACATCACGTAGTCGCGGGTGGAGGGGGCACAGGTTTGTTGGCCGCGAAGGATCTGGCGCAGAGTGGTGACGAGCTTTCCCGGGTGGCCGTTGGCGGCCGCGATGGCGTTGATGGTCCAGCCGATCGACTGCAGCTTCTCCAGGTGCTCGCGCACGGGGGTGGCGTCGATGTAGCGACGGGAGATGGACGGGGCGGTCATAGGGTCACATCCGCGTAGAAGTCGCGCAGCTTCACGAATGCTTTGGCGGTTGCCTCGGCGTCGCCGAGTGCCGAATGTGGGCAACGGTTCTCGATCTTGAGGGCGTCGAGCACGTCGGCCAGTCCCGGCAGCTCGGACGGGTCACGGCCGAGTGCTGGGGCCGCGTAGGCGGCGAGGTCGGCCAGGCGGTAGTGCCAGTGCGTGCCGACCTTGCGTGCGACCATGGCTGCGTCGAATGTCGGGTTCGATCCGGCAAAGGTGTTGCCGCTCAGGATGTCGGCAAGGTCACTCCACGCTGTGATGGTGTCGTCGGGATTGAGCATTACGTCATAGACGCCGCGTTCGAAATAGCGGTTGATGGCGAAGGCCTGGGGCTCGATCGAGACCTTGGACAGGTCGACGTACGGCACGAATTCGAGTGTTTCTCCGGTGTCGACGTTGATGGCCGCAACCTCGATCGGCGCGCACTGCGGGCCGAGGCCGGTTGTTTCCAGGTCTACGACGATGAGGTTGCGGGACATCAGGTCTCCTCTACTTGGTGGGGATGGTGGGCATGACGGGGGTGGGCCAGCACAGCAGCGCGAGGCCCTTCTCGCGGGCGATGTCCAGGCACTTGGAGACCAGGACGTTGGGGTCATGTGAGACCGAGCCCGCCAGCTCGCCGTTGGCCTTGGCCTGCTCCACGGCCGTTTTCTTGGCCTGCTCGGCGACGGCTGTCGCGGCGCGTTCCTGGTTGAGCTGGTTGATCTTCTGCTCGGTGCCGTCGTCGTAGTCGATGGTCGGCACTGCCACATCCAAGATTTCGACTTGATCGCCGACCTTGGCGGCCAGGATCACCTTCGCCTTCTCCGAGAGTTCGGGCAGCGGCGAGCGGTCGAGGTTCTGCGGCGCCAACGGATCGAATGAGGCGAACACCTCATTGAGTGCGACTTGCAGATTCCGGGTGACCAGGTTGGACCGCACGTTGTCGAACGTCTTGTACTGCACGAACAGATCAGGCGTTGCGTCCGGCTTGATCTGCCAGCGCACCGAGACATCAGCGTCCGCGGTGGAGCTGTTGCCCAGTCGTACCTTGATTCGGTGATCGCCTGTGTGCTGGTCGATCTGCACGGCGCCATCCATCTCGGTGACCTCCGTCCATGGCGCCTTGAGGTGCAGACCGTTGGTCAGCGTGGTGCCGGTCGGACGGCTGAACGTCGTCTCGATACCGATCTGGCGAGTGCCGACCACAGTGGTCGAGGCGAACACCAGGAAAACCAGCGCGAACAGGAACACCACACCCGCGCCGCCGAAACAGATTCGTTTGTCGGCGCCGCGCTGCATGAACAGCCCGACAATCACCGCGATCACGGCGATGACGACCAAGATCAGGAAGAACCACATGGATACTGGCATCGTTGGTCCCCTTACTTGCCGAGGTTGGCGGCGTAGACGGGCACCCCGAGTGCTTCGGACAGCTCGCCGGTTACGTGCGTCCATGCATCGCGCACGAGGTGCTGATAGGGCTGTGGGAACAGTCCGAGCCCCAGTTGGCCCTGCGAGATGTTCAGGCGCAACCAGCACCGAACCTCGATGACCGGGTAGTCCTCGAATGGTCGGGCCGACAAGGTGATTTCGCGCGGTATCTCAAGTTGCCGAGTTGCGGTGCCCGCCTTGGCCGATACTTCCTCGCTGTAGGTCAGGTTCACGCTGCTGGTGGCGCGCTTGATTCCTGACTCGAATGATCCCTTGCTCGATGCTCGGATGCTGTCGATGATCTCCATGACATCGGCGGCCTGGTGCGAGGTGATCAGGTGCCCGGCCTGCTCGATCAGGTCGCCGAAATCCAGCTGAGAGTGGAACTTGCCGTCAGCGGCATTGAACAGGGTGGCCCAATCGGGGTCGGCGACGAATTGCAAGGCGAGCACGTCATTTCGACGGGTGTAGTCCGCCGTCGCGTCCGTCCCGAGTTCGTTGTAGATCACGCTGACCTGGCCCTTGTCCCGGTTCCCCCAGACGGTCGAGAGGCCTTGGAGTAGTGGCCGGCGCGTGACCTCGGCAAGGAATGAGGCCGTGTCGGTGACGGTTCGGCGCTCGGGTGTGCGCGGCGGGAACGCGGCGGGCACCTTGCCCCGTACGTCGACAACCTCGGTCTGGAGGCCGTTCTCGCCGTTGGCGGTGACGAGGTACAGCGAGGTGTCGGCGTCGGGCTCGTCGATCAGATCGGCGTCATGCTTGGGTAGTGCAATGGTGTTGTCGGACATGGGTGTTACTCCTTCGGGCGGGTTGGGTTACTTGGTGCCGTAGAACATGGCGGCGTTGTCACGGGACAGACCCCCCCTCGCCGTCGGCGAAGAAAATCGTTCCGGCAGGGTCCTTGGCGGGGGCGCTGACGACATCGGGGACAAGGCACACCGCCCCGGACTCGCGGGGCTCGACCTTGATCTTGAGCGTGACGCAACCGCCCTTCTTGCCGGTTGCCATTGCCGCCTCGACACATTCGTGCAGCGCCTTGGTTGCAGCGGTTTGCGTGCGGCCCTTGTCGAGCTGCGTCAGCACGACGATGAACTCGGTGATGTCACCTGGCGCGAGTTCGGTGCCTTCCTCTTTCTTCTCGGTGTCGTTGTCGGACACGGTTATTCATTCCCTTCTGTTGTGGTGGGTTGTTCTGCGCGGTCGCTTTCGAGAATGTCGATCAGGGTGGTGGCCTCGGTCTTGGTGAGATCCCTGGTGCTGACCACAGGGCTGTCGGTCCTGCTCAGTGCCGACGAGATCCACGCCAGGGCAGCGTCTTTGTCTTCGAGGCCGCGCTCCCGAAGTAGGGCGTACAGCTTGCGCGACTGGGCCGGGGTGATCAGTTCGACGGCGGGCGCTTCCGGGGTGGGCTCGCTGGGCGAGGGCGCCTCAGCGTCGACCGTCTCCGTCTTGATTCCCAGCGCGGCTGCGACGCCCTGAACGCCTCGGTCGGCGCGCTCAGCGCGGACTCGGACGGGTTCGACCTCGCCGTCGATAACCTGATGACGGTCGAACTCGGCGGGCTCGTAGACCCCGGCGAAGTCCTGGGGGAA